CAACTTACTAGACAAGGCGGTCGAAGACATGAAGAAGGTTACGGGGTAATGAAGCTAACTAAATCAAAACTTAAGCAGATTATCAAAGAAGAAATACAAAGAGTGTTGCGAGAGAGTAGAATCGAATCAATCGAAGCAGCATCTATAGAAGATGCAGAATCGCTAATGGATCCGATGTATCGTGCGCATTCTGAATTTCCACAATCATCGTTTATCGAAGAAGACACACAATTTTTTATTGTTACTCTAGTCAACGGTGATAAAATTAATGCCCAATTGCGCGATGGTAAAATTGACTTATATGACCTACAAGACAGAGAGATAAATGACGAAGCCCTTGCGCAAGAAATTTTAAAAGGATTACGGGATAATGAAACTAACCAAATCAAAACTTAAACAAATTATTAAGGAAGAAATGCAAAAAGCACTCAGGGAGTCCGAAGATGAATATAACGTTGGAGAGTTTGTTGTTGTAGAAATTTCTGATGATAGGTATGAAAAGGACATAGAGAAGATTGACAGCGACGACGTTAAAAGCCACATTAGTGATGACGAAGCCCGCGGGCCGTATTTATCGGCAAAATTCTTAGCCGAAATTATACATGTATCTCGGGGAAAATATGAGCCCATATCAGAGGCTCCGTTGAACGAGACACAGCCAAAACCCCAAGAAGTTGATCAAATGGAAGAACTGATGTACGTTTTATTTAACCCTAAAGGAGCAATTAGAAAATTTTATAATAATTTATCTAAAGAAACAAAACCTTTATTAATTCAAAATTTAGAAATGTACGCTGAAAGGTTTAAAGACAGACCGGAATTTCATGAATATTTGAAAATACTTCAAACAGAGGAAAAAAGTAAGTAAAATGAAGATAACCAGATCACAACTTAAACAAATCATCAAAGAGGAGCTAGGTCGCGTTGACATGCCAGAAGAATTATTTGGTGCTATCGGGCGAACAATTGAGAGATTTTACAAGGGTGTTGATCCACTTGTTATACTCCCATTAGCACAGGAGCTTGCTTCTCAAATTAAGGTCAAATTGGGAGAGCCGAAGGAGATTGATCCTCCAATTAAGGTCAAATTGGGAGAGCCCAAATGAAGCTCTTGCTTGAGCAGTGGCGAAAATATATAAATGAGCGCATTGATAGCCTTCCGCCAACAGGGCGAGAAGAATTTGACCTGGGTACTTCATTTAAAACTATTTCAAAACTTGATATCATTGAAGATCCTTCCACAGATATGCATATAAAAAATTCTTTACTTGACATGTTCCTAAAATTAAAAGAAACAGATAACACAGACCCAACCAATGGAATCACTGTCGATAATATACTAAAGAGCATTTATACATTCAGCGGAAACTCTGAAGATTTTATATACGCGACAAAGAAAGATGCGATTGAGGACTATTACGCCTCTCGCCGTTATGGGCAAAAATCATTAAAAGATCACCACGATGCAATTAAAAAAGCTGTATATGCAGCGACGCGCTCAACAAAGCCGGCCTACTGGGGGGATGAGGGATGAAATCACTCTTTGAAGATTGGCGCACACATATATTAACCGAACGCTACTCAGTTGAAACTTCCTTAGCGGCTCTCAAATACGACAATAAGAAAATGTACAACGCTTATAAGAAGTTCATCCAAGATACTCACAATAAATCTAATCCCTATGCCCCAATTGGTAACATAGAGAGCAAAATAAGAAGAGCTTCAGCATTGTACATGACCTACATCTTAGATTTGATCCCCGAAGATATATATGGACCAAACGCACAGTCACAGGAACAAAAAAAGAAAGAAGCTGATAAAAATCAAGGCCTTGCTATCATGTGGGTCCGAAAACTCTCAATGAAAAATTCATATTTGATGAACGCTATTATTCAGGGAGATGTATCAGACTACCGTGGGGAATGGGGAGATGTGATGCCTGATCTTGAAGTGTACTTTCAAAACCTCGACTTGATGCCCAAGAAAAACTTAATAGAACTTGAATCATTTGAAGAGTTGCACGATATCGTTGAAAAAGCAAAGCCGGAAATTGAGGCGCGACAAGAGAAAAAACAATATCTCGACGCCGAAGAAGGGACAGAAGTTCTCAGAGACGACGATGAATTATATATTGCAGTTATCCATAATAAAGGTGCTGCCTGTGAACTTGGAAAAGGAACAGATTGGTGCACCGCTGCACCTGGTTTGGATTATTTTGGAGACTATTATGAGCCAAACGACCCATTATTCTTTTTTAAACTTAAAACTAGCGGCAAAAGATACCAATTTCATTACGGCTCAGAACAATTCATGGATGAGCGGGATCGAGAAATTGCTTTTAATGATGGTAGCGATTCTATATTCAGATATCTACATAATCAGCTAATACAAACAGACGCACTGGAAGAATATTCAACGTTGCGAAGATATCACTATCTTTTAATAGCCGGCGATTCAGACACACCAGCAGAAACTCTAGCTAGGATAGTGGATGACATGATAGAAGAACGAGAATCAGACGAACAACAGCAGTGGACAACTTCTATATTGGAAAAAGTTGCCGCCAACGCTAAAACACCACTAGCTGCACTTCATAAACTCTTTGATTCAACAGATGACTCGTGGCTTATGCGAGATATTCAAACTAATCCTGCTATTGACGCTGAGTTGGCAAAGAAAATATTCTTAATGAACATGGGTGACCCTCTTATAATGTCTCGCGGCAGAAAACAAATGGAAAAGTTTGCCAAGTGGGGAAAAATATCGCCTCAAGAGGCCCAGCGGCTGATCGATTTATCATATGACGCACCATTACGTAAAACAATGCAGCGCAGTGAGCCAAAAGCCGCAACATTGCAAGAAAATAAACGAGCAGTAGAGAACTGGCAGCTTTTTTTGGAAAATCGAGGGCCTGGAGATTTTTTATATGATATTAAGACGTCATCAACTAAAATTACAATCAAATTGCTAGATCCTTCAACGAAAGAACCGGTTAAGAGCAAAAAAGAAGGGTCAGATGCCTATATTGCAATTGAAAAGCGCACAGATGTGCCACATTGGGAGGTTGCATGGGCGTCTTCGCCTGCTGAAAGTGAAAAAGTGGGCACAATCATGTATTTGATGGCCTTAGAACTAGCTGATGAGGGTTTATCGCCCGATTCGTACGAAACTAGCGATGATGCGCTGCGAGTTTGGGCAAAATTCATGAAAAATAACGAATGGGGCGTCGAAAAAGAGAAAAAAGAGGAATTTGCGTACGAAAATGACAAAAATCCCTTCTTTTTCGTGTTTTCCGGCCCAAAAGAGAGCATTTTGGCCAAATATTCGGATAATATCACAAATATTGGCACAGAACCCGAAAAAAAGCCCGATACTGAGCAATTTAGAGATGAGCGGGGTGTCTCAAACACTGAATTAGAGGATATTTTAGCCTCATATGAAGAAGGGGACTTCTTTTAATGGAAAAAGTGCTCAAAACATGGCGAAACTTCCTAAATGAAGCAAAAGAACGTCCAAATGATGACGTCAAAGAGGTTTCAAAGGTCATTATCGTTAAAGATGGTAAGTTTTTAGCACTTAAACGGTCTGCAGACTCCGAATTTGGTCCAAATAAGTGGGATTTACCGGGCGGACACTTAAAAAAGGGCGAAAATGGCGTTGAAGGTGCAAAAAGAGAGGTAAAAGAGGAAACAAACCTCGAAATTGACGATTTACAGAAGAAAAACACCGAAAAAAACGTAACTTTCTACAAAACAAGCCAATTTTCTGGCAATATTGAGCTAGATTTGGCCGAAAACTCAGAATTTAAGTGGTTTGACCCCAAAAAACTGGAAGATTTGGACATTTTACCCCTTATGAAGCAAGCAATTGAGCAAAATATGGACTTAGATGAGGATTATCAGACAAATATTAAGAAAAATCACTCAAAAAAGAAGAAAAAAAGCATAGGATTGGGTGGAAATACGTACAATGTGGCCGGAAAAATGCAAAAACCCTCCTATAAACGCTCAAAAAGTGCTCCACCGGGTGCAGGCGGCGCATAAAAATGGGTATTTTTGGGTCAAATTTAACTAAAAAAGGCCCCAAAAACCCTAAAAATAGCCCAAAAAAGCATGAAAATTACCCCTTTGTACAGCCTCAAATACCCCTTCCAGCACCAAAACCCCCCAAAAAAGAAGAAAAAAAAGATGATGATGGGGTTATAATTATTGACATCTAGGGACTATTTATTATCACATGAAAACCATCACTGAAAACTGGAACAAATTCGTCTTAAAAGAAACTAAAAACCACTACCAAGTTGAAATATTGTTAAAATATGCAGACGATCTCTCGTTGTATGGTGAGGTTTTTAATAAGATTAGAGCAATACCTGGAATAACAATTGTTAAAGTGAAAGAAGGTGAAGCTGTTAAGTCTGTCGATACGGCTGATGTGAAAGTTATTCGACTAGATATCAAGTTTATCCCCCCTCCAGCGGCCATGTCTCGTTATTTAGCCTTTCTCCGTACACAACTAATGAAAATTAAAGACGAACATGGAGAAAAGGTCGTTGCGGCACGATTTGTGACAGCTCCGCGCGACACCAGTCGTAAAAAAAGCTAAAAAACCAATAAAAACACATCTTTTTAACAAAAAAATAAAACATTTGTTATTTTTGTGTCATACTTATATTAAGAGGGATTTGATTTGACACTCAGGCGTATCATCGCAGCAACTGTCGCAGTCCTCCTAATGTTACTTTTAATTGTATCGTGTACCGACGAAAAAAATGGTAATAGCGGGAGCAACCCTATTGTTTACCCTGAAATCGATGCGAATATCGAAGATACAACAGACACATCCGAAGATTCCACCGAAATAGAAGAAGATACCTACTCCATATATACTGATCCTTGTGTCGACTGCGCATGGTACTTCTGCACCAACCTGGATGTTATGTTTCAAAAGCAGATCTGTATTAATACTTGCGAGGAGCCAAATACGGTCGTATATGAAGGAGAATGTGAAGAACATCTTGAATGTAACCCAGCACAATACCTCCTAGAAGCAGATATTCCGTGCATTAATGCCGATGGTTACCCGGGCGTTAAAGAAAAAATCTGTAATAAGGGGCAAATACAATATACAAACTGCAAAAGTGACTGCTCAGAGGAAATCTGTGACCTTTTAGACAACGATTGCGACGGTGACATCGATGAAGGCGTTAAGAACGCTTGTGGAGGCTGTGGAGACGTCCCAGAGGAGATTTGTGACTTCATAGACAACAACTGTGACGGGCAAATTGATGAGGGGGTGGCTAATGCCTGCGGTGGGTGTGGAAAAGCACCTGAAGAGATTTGCAATGGGATCGACGATGACTGTGATGGTGATACCGACGAAGGACAATTAAATGAATGTGGAAAGTGTGGTCCCGTCGACGAGGAAATATGTGATGGAATCGACAATGATTGCAACGGACTTATCGATGAGGATCTAATAGATAAGTGTTCCACAGACTGTGAAGAAAATATAAAATATTGTGTAGGTGGACAGTGGATTTGCACAGCAAAACAGCCGCAAGAGGAAATATGCAATGGTTTGGATGACGATTGCGATGGAAAAGCTGACGAGGGCCTAGATTGTCTCTGCACAAAGCAAGATATAGGCACTTTATTTAAATGCCAAGAGAGCCCGCTGGTTTGTGGCGCTGGTTATAAGACATGTGAGTGTGCTGATCCTAGCGATCCGAACTGTGCTGAACTGCAACTAACTGAATGTCTTGCTGTTTGTTGGTGGTTGCCGCAAACATTGGCGCCCGGGGCTACTTGCGATAAGTACCTAGGCGAAATAAAACCAGAAGAGTGCAATAACCATGATGACAACTGCAATCAAATGGTGGACGAGAACTTATTTGCAGGTTGTTATAGTGGGCCACCAGAAACAATGTATGTGGGCATATGCCTACCCGGAGAAATGACATGTGCTGCCGGCGTGTGGGGCAATTATGATGATAATGGCGCGTTTGTTAAAAAATTATGCTTAGATGAGGTCACGCCGGAATTAGAGGACTTGTGCAACGGCACAGACACAAATTGTGATGGCAAGATTGATGAAGACAAAGAGCTTGAGCCAACAGATATCTTATTCATTGTTGACCTCTCAGGATCAATGGTGGAAGAGATCAATGCTGTTATGACAGCTCTTAATAAATTTGCAACTCATTATAGTGATTCAGATGTGGTTAAGTGGGGGCTGGTATTTACCGCTTCTAATGATCCTACAACCTGGAAAGAGAATGTTGTACTTCAAACTGATTTGGTTGATTTTGAAACGTTTATGCAAATATTCCAGAATTCCGGATATTCAATAAACGGCGGCAGTGAACAAAATTACGATGCGATTTATCTAGCAATTCACAACTTGGTTGGTGCGGCTAGCCTTCCATATCCTATTGCAGATCTGCACTGGGTGCAAACATGGGTTTCGGAATCAAACCCACCTAAAGAGAAGTGGGATATTAGCTGGAGAGAAGATGCAAAGCACGTGGTAATTGTCTTTTCCGATGAAAAGGGGCAATCATATCTCTCACCTGAGATAACCGAAGCCATGCTAGTTAACATGATCAACGCAGCCGACGAATTATCCGTATATGCTTTCACTCATCAGCTTTTATTGGATTTTTCTAACCCAGATAATTACGAAGCTCTCGCGGCTGCAGGCATGGGTGGAAAAGTTTACCCCTTAACAATGAAGGCCATTGAGATGTATAATAACCTTCTAGAGATTCTAGACGAAACCGCTTGTGGAAATAAAAACACCACAAACCCAACAAATTAAAAAGGAAAAAAATGAAAAAAATCTTATTAATCTTGTCGATATTTATGACAATTTCTTGCTGTGCATCAACAAGTACAACAAGCACAGCACCAGCCTATTATTCTGCAAAGGGTACACTGCCCCAGCTAACAAGCGAGAAAGTGCAACAATGTAAAGTTGTTGAGCGATGGAGCATTTACGTTATGTCGGTTCCTGCAATTGTTGCTCGATTTGAAGCATGTGAGGGGAATGACAACCTTGCGGCCATTGTATTTTGGACCGAAGGCGAATCTGAAGAAATAAAAGGTTATTCTGCTAAAGTAGCATTCCTGCATTATATAAAATATTTAAATAGGATATCTGAAGGAGCAACATGGACCGGAAAACTCATCAAGGTTGAACATTCCATTGCTGACGAAAGAGGAAGCCAGGATGTTTTCTACTATTCACTGACTGAGACCCAACCCGAACAAGTAAAGGAAGAGTAAGAATGATTGTTACCAGTCGCATATTTAAAATCTTTCTGGTAACAATTTTTTTAATGAACCTTATTGATGGTGTCGGAACCTATCTTTGGGTTGTTAACGGGTATGCTGAAGAAAAAAACCCTTTAATGGATTTTTTAATCGATGTTGATCCGATACTCTTTCTGTGTATAAAAGTCATTGTAGGCACTCTTTGTGTCCTCTACTTCTGGGAAAGATTTAAAATATGGCCTCTCTTGGTGCCTGTCTTTCTCGTCTATTCTTACGTTACATACATACATATAAAAATGGTCATATTTGTTTTGCAATTTGACCTGCCTCTTTGTTCTTGATAATACTATTTATTTACGTAAATTAAAGAGGTTTCTCGATGTCCTGTGCAATCAACAACAAATCCCCTTATGATATTGGTCGACTGACGCCTTTTGTAAAAGATCTTTATCCATACGCTCAGAAGCGCTTAGGTTTTAACAAGCCGCCGGTTATCAACTTTGATTCAAACCCTCAAAATGCAGCTGACGTCCTAGGGAAAACGGCCTGGTATGAGCCGAGCACCTACACCATCACTGTTATGGTCGATAATAGACACCCGAAGGATATTCTTCGATCAATTGCTCACGAATTGGTGCACCATGCGCAAAACTGTCGGGGCGAATTTAATTCTATGTCAGATACGGGGCAAGGTTATGCACAAAATGACGAGCATATGCGCGAAATGGAACGAGAAGCATACGAACAAGGAAACATGTGTTTTAGAGACTGGGAAGATTCTAGGAAAAACACTTTAAATGAGACTACTTACTATAAAAATGGGAGATTAATTAAAATGTCTTTAAAAGAAAAAATTGCAGCAATTATCAAAGAGAGCTTAAATGTGGCCTCTGAGGTTGAGCTTGAAGAAGCCGAAGAAACTGAACTCGAAGAAGCTGAAGAAGCGAATCTTGAAGAGGTAGAAGTGGAGGAAGCCGAAGTGGCAGCGGTTGATGATATCGCTCCAATCGAAGAAGTTGTTCCAGTTGAAGAGGATGGTGTTGATTCTCGACTGACCTGGCACGATGAGGCTGATCGAGCACATGTTGCCAGTAACGTTGAGCGTGAAACACAAGAACATTGGATGAGCCCCGACGCTAAGATGTCCTACCCGACTTCTGATGAATGGAACGGCTGGCAAGTTGGCGACGACCTCACAGTCGTCATGGAGAGAGTTAAACAAGCGATTCAAAAGCGAGCAGCTGCACTTCAAGAGTCTGGCGAAGAGGCTCCTTTGGATGAGATCGCGCTGCGGGATATCGTACGTGAGGCTCTCTTTGGAGAAGAAAGCACAGAAGAAGCCCCAGAAGATCCAACAATTGGAGATGTTGAAACGGCCACTGGCGATTCAGGTCACGAATTTTCAGCTGAATCAGCTGCAGCTAAAGACGTTTCTGAATATCCAGGGGAAGTTAACTTTGAGTACCCGCCATATAAGCGCGATCTCAAGGAAGAGGAAGAAGACCTAACAGAAACTTCGACGATGGCCGGCGCCGCGGTTGAAGGTACGCCTGCAACTTCCGAAAAGACTGAAGAACAATTGCAAGAGTGGCGCAATCGCACACTTTTCGAGGCCCTTAAGAAACGTTGGGTAAAATAACAGGAAATTAATTCATGTCGGTAGCATTGAATGACTATAAAGTTTTTTTCGTCGCGCAGTCATCAAATGGTGGCCTTTATACTTTAAACAGCCCAACTCAATTAACCACCGCTGCAGACGATGAATACACATCTTCAAATATCGCCTTTCCGTGGAGTTTTCCGTTCTCAACCGGCAGCTATTCACATTTTAACGTAGATGTCAACGGCCACGTGGCTTTGACTAAAGCATCGGACTCCACCACCAGCGCGCTGGCTTATACAAACACCGCCATTCAAACAGGGCACAACACTAACATACTCGCTCCATGGTGGGATGATTTAGAAACCGCTCACACCGATGGCTATGTTAAGTATGAAATACAGACTGGTGTTTCACCACAGCGAGTAGTTGTTGAGTGGCACATTGTGGGCCACTTTGGACACGATGCTACCAATTATACCAAGGCAAAGATGCAATGCGTAATGAAAGAAAACGGAAATATCGAATTTCGTTATGGCGATCTTACTGTCGGCGGTACCGGAGGAAGTCGATTTACCAGCGCAACGATTGGTGTTAAACAAAACACCATGCCGGGAACCAGTGGGAATATTCGTGGCATGAGTTGGTTTGCTGCAGGTGGCGCGCAAGCATCTGGTACTCCAATTGGAAGTGAAACCACTCTTAGAACGGATTTAGTAATGTCTTCCAGTGTCCCACAGGGGCAAGTTTCCTGGCCTGGGTCCAATGACAATGTTAGCCCATTGAGTGCATCATATAATATTCTTTTTATAAGAGATGAGAGTGAAAGTTTCGCTAGCGCCGCCGGAAATGCAGGGCCCGCGGGAGGTCATCCGGTTGCGGATGGCGATTTTGTAATCAACTTACACCAAAACGTGCATAACGAATGGAGTAGCACCTCACCCACAGGCGGCACTGAAATTGTCGACGCGGGGTCGGGACCAATTGAATCCGCTGCTCTACCAAAATTACCACAAGCCCTTTCCGTCAAGGGGCCGATTTCTTTAAGATCTCGCGGAAAGGCTTATTCTGTCTCAAGCGGGGGCGATCCCGATCAAACAACTACTTAATAAAAGGAGGAAAAACCATGGCTAAAAAACATCGTTTACGTAAAATTGCAGCTGTTGCCGCAGAGGAAGCAAAAAAAGCAGCTGAAGCTGCCACTGCAGAACCGGCACCGGTAAAAAAGGAAGAAGTTGCTGAAAAACAAGAGGAGGAGCTTTTAATTCGCGAAGAAGAGAAAGCGGCGCCGAAAGCTAGCAAAAAGACTTCCACAACTAAAGATTCAAAGAAATAGAGGGATAACTTATGGGTGGCGTTGCTGGCCATTTGATGCATCTTTATGATAATAGGGATTTAACATTCAATGATGTTAAAAAAATATTGTCTTTGGCTTCACGTGGTGAATTAGTTGGTACTGAAAAGACTGACGGTTATAATATATATTTGGGATATGTCGACGGTGAGGCACGTGCTGCGCGCAACAAGGGAGACATGTCATCTGGTGGAATGAGCCTGCAGGATCTACAAGCACGCGACTTTAAAGGGGGTGAACGCGTAAAGCGCGTATATGTAGATGCCTTTCGAGCGTTTAAGCTTTCCTTAGAGGTTTTAACCCCACCAGAACTGGCCTCAATATTCGGTGAGAATGGAGATATCTTCTACAACACTGAAATTCAGGGACCGGGTGCGTCCAATGTTATAAATTACGACAGCAACACAGTATCAATTCACCACAGTGGTCACAAGAGATATAACCCTGAAACAAATCAAGTAGAAGTGGTTGATGCCACTGAGAATTCAAAGATTCTTGATTCGGCAATAGATCGCTTCGAAGAAAAGCTAGCTGGGGAGTCTTTTAAGGTACGTAGGACGGCTGTTTTACAATTAAACAAGCTGGCTACCGACCATGACCTTAACATAGCCTTAGAACGGCTTAAAAAAGCCGGTTTTGATGGAGGTATGACAATAGAAGAATTCTTGAGTGAATATGTATATTCTAACGTCAGCAGAAAACTTCCACACCTATCTGAAGATTTAAAAGAAAAAATTGTTGGTAGAATTTTGAAGAAAGAGGGGGCTTTAGGGCTACCGCAAATAACAAAAGGTCTGCCGGCAGATGCTAAATTAGCTATTAAAACCGTCGTTAATGAGGGTAAAAAATATATTGCCGAAGCCATTTGGCCGATTGAAAGCGCAATTCACGACTTTTCAGTAGAATTACTTCGAGGACTTAAAAGCGCATATATCTTAGATAATGAAAAAGAGTTAGCCACTCTGCGCGGGGAAGTGGAGACCGCAATAAAAAACATACAACAATATTCCGGACCTTATCAAGCGGCCGCGCACGAGGTCTTGTACAAACAATTACAAAAAATTAAACATCATAGCAATGTTGATACAGTGGTCGAAGGTTTCGTGTTTGAATATGATGGTCAAATGTATAAATTTACTGGTAATTTTGCGCCGGTTAACCAACTTTTAGGCTTGTTTAAGTATGGTCGAGGAAATGTGCCACCACTTAAAAAGGGAAGTGTGGGCGAACAACCAATGAAGGAAGAGACGGCCGAAGACCTAGGATTGGAAACAGTTGCTTTGTTGCCTGGTAAGTTTAAGCCACCACACCGTGGGCACTTGGATATGGTCAAGCACTATGCAGAGATAACAGATAGAGTGGTAGTTTTAATATCACCAGTCGACAAAAAGCTAGATTCTGAAAAATTGTCAAGTATTTCTGCGGGCTTAAGCGCTAGAATTTGGCAAATTTATTTAGATGCTGCTAACTTAGCTAATGTTGACGTAGAAATTTCAGAGTTCAACTCTCCAGTGCAAGCATCGATGGAATACGGAAACAAGCCAAAAATGCATGGCAAAAATGTTATAATGGGTGCTAGCACAAAGGGTGGTGACGCGGCCCAGAGATTTGCCGGAAACTTACAAAAATACGCTCCATATGTTAATATATTAGATCCAATGAGATTCGCATTTACGCCGACCGGTGAAGTGCTCAGCGCGACTGATTTTCGCGCTGCTATCGAGAATGAAGATGTTTTAACTATGGAAAAGCACTTACCAAGAGAAGTGAAAGCGGCCGGCCGAGTGGTTGATGTTTTAAATCTTTTAAATGTTGATGCGACAAATCTACAGCCGGATCGCTCAGGTGCAGTCTTTGATCTTTCGCTAGAGGAAGCAACCGGTGCTGACGAGGTTTTAAGCCTGATTGAGCAAGAGCTTGAAGAAGGTGAAAATTTTATGACAATGCGCGATGATGGGCAAACAGGAGAATGGTCAAGTGGCAAAAAGAAAAAAGATAAAAAAGATGACTCCAAAGAAAAAGATGAAGAAGAAGGAGATTCCGGCGACAAGCGGGTTAAAAACAAAATTGATCAAGTTGTTACAGTTACTAAAAAAATTAAAAGCAAGGTTGATCAAGAAGTTGTTTCGGAGATGATCGAGGATATATTTAAAATATTCAACATTAACGAAACCAAAGAAAAAGAGGAAGATCTGGAAGAAAACTCAACAATGAGCGCCGGCGCAGTTGAGGGCGGTGGCAAGGAAGAGGAAGGCGAAACAAAAAATTCGTTAATTCGTGAAAAAGACCAGATCATTGATGATGTTTTAGACTATTTATCTAAGTAGACTGGAGAGTTAGATGGAAATTAACAGAAAAGATTTTATCGAAAGCGCAAAAAAAGAACAAAGGTTGCGCGAACATGTAAGACGAGCTATTAAACTTTTACTAAAAAAGAAAGAAAATGCCGCTAACAAAAAAACAATTGAAGAAAATAAACTGAGGAAGGTTATCAGAGACCTTATTAAAGAGTCTGGAGCTACAGACGTACCTGCGGAAACCGCACATGCTAGCACTGGAATTAACGTTCTAGAAGATCTTCTTAAGAAAGTCATTCCAGTTTTGGAAGAAGACTTTAAAGCTCTGACAACTAGCGAGGAGCAAAGAAAATCGTTTCGAGCGCATGTAGTGCAGGCTGTTGTCAATTCTTTGACACCTGATAACGTTATTAAGAAAGCTGTGACCGAAGATATAGAAGTATCAGTTGGTGATAGCAACGACGTCCCGGGAGAGTTTATCGATATAGATCCCCCTGCAGAAGAACCACCAGATGAAAAAGAAGAGTTTGGCATTGAAGGAGAGGACGTCACAGGAAGAAATTTTGCTTACACTAGCTATAACAAAATTGAGAAAAATATACTGGACGCTTATGAAAGCTTGGGTGATCAATCTGATCGCGAGCTTTTTTATGATTATTTAATTACAAACCTGAAACTTTATTTTGATAAATTTGAAGATGAACTTCAAGCTAGCTTGCAAGAGCCAACGACGCCAGAATATGAGCAAGAGAAAGATGCTGTCAGCGCTGACTTAGCTGGCAGCTCAGCTGACAGTTTGTCTCTTTAGAATTTTAGAAATTAGAAATTTAAATTTAATTAGCAAAGGATTTTAATGACCGCCTTCCCACCCAGTGTATAGGAATTTCAAAAAGAAATAAAGAAAATAATTCTCTTATTAATAAACTATTTTATAACATATGAACATCAAAGGAAAAAATGAAGCGTATAGTTTGGTTAAGAATCTACGATCAGAGGGTCGCTTAAGTGAAGAAACTGAAATAGCTATTAATTCCCTCAGTTTAGAAGAATTATTAAGTGTGAAATTGGAATTAGCAGCCTCTCAGTTTAATTCAAAAATGTTTGGAATTCCAATCTGGTACTCTCTTCGAAGCGTTGTACAAGACGCTCTTTTGAAATTTGCCCTTTCTTCTACGAAGACAAAAAGAGAAGCCGCTCGTCTCTTAGGAATCCTACCAGCAGACCTCCGCCATCTTCTTAAAAAATATAAAACTGAAGAATATTTCGAAAAAGAGTGAAAAAACTTGACATATAAGTTATAATTTAATATAAATATAGTGCTGCATCGCTAAAGATGTAGGAATTATATTGAGTTAAGGAAAATGAAAGGCAGATAAGTTCTACTTAATATAGAAAGTAAAGAATTTAAATTAATTGACGAAAACCTTCAATGGCTCTCTTGAAGGGGGTATGTTAGCGGAAAATGGTCCCTGCCCAGTGAAAAGGCGCCTAGCTTTGTTGGTGTGAAGAATCAACACTTTCTATGTTTTTATGGGGGTGAAATAGTTTCGACAAAATTTTATACATAATCAACGCAAGATCGTGAGAGTGACACGATAAAAAAACTCAAACTTTATAATTGCCAACGATAACGTTGAAATTGATTACGCAATTGCTGCTTAATCTGAAGCTGTCAGCGCTTTATTAACAAAGCTGAATCGGTAATGTGTACGATACCATACATTAGTTTTCAAGGGTTCGAATAACCTAGCTTAACTGTGATCATTAAAAAGATCTTAAAACCGGTTGAGCGCTCTTTGTAGTTCGTGTGACTATATATTCTGGCAGCTGTCGCCATAAGAGCAGCAAATGGAAATCCCTGCAGTTTCGACTGTGGGTGGCATGGATTCAGGTGGTGGAATTCTTTCTTGGTTAACGGTGATTGTGGTAACTTTTTGGACCCCGGGGCAGTACCGGGCACCTCCACAAACTTAAAAAGGTAAGATCATGGGAAAAATAGCACAAACAATATCAGAAATCCAACGCAAGGAAAATTTAACTCTACCAGAACTTTTCGAGAAATATCCCCACTTGGCTAAATTGCAATACGAAGAGCAATTAGAAGAACAAAAGGTCAAGGAAAATAAAAAAACCCTACTCTGTGATTGAAAAGGAGATCCACATGGAAGAAGAAGTAAAAACAAAAACGTGGCAGCGCGCCGCAACTTTCTTTACGTACGAAGAAGCTTCGAAGAAGAAAGAGCAAATGCTTAAACAAGATTCTGATCAACTAGTAAAGATTAGGCGCCACCCATCAGCCAAAGGTGGTCCAGGCGCCGCCCCAAAAGCGGCCGGCGAGATCTTCGCTGTAGTGTTTTGGAAAGAAAAGAAAGCAGCTAAACCCAAAAAATCCACTCGGAAAAAGAAAAAATAAAGTTTGTATGATATAATCACCAGCGAACATTTACTGACTACACCCTGTGAACTTGTCGATGATTTAAACGAGGGAAAAGAAATAGCTGACATTCTATTTGAAACGCTTTCCAAGCAGGAAAATGGCATTGGGCTAGCAGCTAATCAAATTGGTATTAATAAATCTGTGTGCGTTGTTAACGTCACAAAACCCCTATGGTTCATGAATCCAAAATATACGCCAGCCAATGAAGCTGAGATTTATTTTAACGAAGCTTGTCTTTCCTTCCCGGGAAAAGCAGTGATTACAAAGAGATATAGAGAGATTCACGTCGCTGCAAATAATTTTGATAATCTCCTTCATTTTGGTCCATGGAATATGTTAGAATGTGTATGCGTACAGCATGAAATTTCCCACTTACTGGGTAAAACAATGTATGATTTTGAGGTTAAGGATGTCAAATAAGAAAAATATTTTAATTGTAGGTACGGGTACAATTGGAGAGCCCCTTGTTGGGCTCTTGTCCGACATGAGAAAAGAACTGGATATTGGTGAAGTATATTTTCACAAGCGCCGGCCACTTAAGGATGAAGTCGCAAAAGTCAATAGCCTAATCGCAAGAGGTGCGCATCTGGTTGTAGATCCAGAAAAAGAAGATCAGTTTCGCGCCCTAGGTCACAAGCCGGTATTGAAACATCTTGAGGCATTAGACGCGGCCGACGTTGTTATTGATTGCACACCTGCCGGCAACGAAGCAAAAGATCTATTTTATTCTCAACATGCAGAAGAAAATCCAGAAAAAGTTTTTATTGCTCAGGGCAGTGAAAAAGGATTTGGCATGCCATATGCTTATGGTATTAACGATTCTGCACTGATGGAGAAATCTCCAAACTTCATACAAGTTGTTAGCTGCAACACACACAACATTGCATGTTTGTTGAAATCTCTATCATTGCAGTCAGATTTATCAGATATACACTTTGGAGATTTCACCTGCATTCGACGAGCAAACGATATTAGTCAAATTGCATCGTTTGTGGCTTCTCCGCATGTTGGTAAACACACCGACCAAGCATATGGCACTCACCATGCAAGAGATGCACATGATCTATTAGCCACTCTTGGCCGTAGTTTAAATATACGTTCGAGCGCTCTTAAACTTAATTCGCAATATATGCATGTAATTCGTTTTGTTATTGAGATTAACGCTCTGGCAAATGAAAAGGATGTGTTGAATTGTTTTGCAAATAATAAATTTATCGGTTTAACCGATAAGACATCTTCCAACCGCGTGTTTTCGTTTGGTCGAGATCATGGATATTATGGGAGAATTTTCAATCAAACTATAGTTTCAGTACCAACGTTGATGATTGATCGGAACAGTGGGAAAACTCGGATTACCGGCTTTTGTTTTACGCCACAAGATGGCAACTCTTTATTAAGCAGTGCCGCAGCTTCACTTCATGCAATTCATGGAGAAAAGTACGCAGAGTATATGAACTTATTTGACCCCTATTTATTCACAGAGGTCTAACTCACGTGAATTTAAGCAAGAAATTTATATGCACTCCAAATAACCTAGAGTTGGATATCAATTTCTCTGCTCACGGCGCAGGTCATCTAATCGCGATGTCAATCTCCCATGGATCCAAAGAGGGTTTCAAGGCTCGATATTCGACGCCACATTTAACAAAAGATATACTCGAAGAAAAAGTAAAAACCTTTTGCAATAACATTCTTAATTTTACAGAAGACGAGATACAAAGACTTTTATCATCAGAAAGTATAATGCCGGCTTTATATGCAAGAAGGAATTTGAGAGAAGTTCGAAATACTTCGGGTATACTTGTATGGAAGAAAATTAAAGCTTGAGAAGGTCCAAGGGTTTTTGTAGCTCTTGAGTAACGCCAACATCTATTTTAAGTATCCTGTTATATTCTTCGACTGTTTTTGCGATAAAATCCTTCATAATATCAAAGTCATTGCTCAAGCAGATGTTGTGAAATTTCCAATAAACCGCATAAAGCACGCCAACTAGCTCGCCTCTTGTGTTAAAAAGACCAGACCCGGAACTTCCCGGCGCTGCCGGCACTGAGTATGCAATCAAGCCTTTGGAAACTTCCCCTATGTATCGTCCTTCCATAATTGGTACAGCCCCGGGACTTCCAATGCTGTATGGGGCGGCTAGGTTGTAAATTTTATCACCAGCTTTAGGTGCGCGGTCAGCTATTTCAACAGGGTCTATGTACACCCCTTTAGCAAACAGCATACAAATATCTACCCCCTTCTCATAAATGGTGGATATGACTTCTGCTTTGTGCTTCTCACCTTTCATGCTGATTATTTGATAAGTACTAGAGGAGGAAATTGTAGGATCTGTTGGAACGTTTTTATCTTCACAAATATGCGCTGCGGTTATAATGTATGTACCAAATTTATTTTTAGCAACAGAAGCACCTGAACCTGAAGCTCCATACTCTTTCTCAGCACACACACCATTAAAGCAAGATTTTATAATAAGGGACTTGTTAATAAAGGTGAAAGAGTCTCTAGGTAAGATATCATAGACAGAGGTGTGATGATTTTTTTGAAGTACGGAACAGGAAGTAGTGCAGAAGAAAATTACAAAGATCGTAAAAAGCTGTTTTATTTTCATATAGTTCGCTCCTCCCTACATTAATAACTATAACACATTTAGAACAATTGTTATTTTTTACTGGAACTCTTGTGGATAAAATTGATTAAATTTAGCGAAAAACTGTTAACATACACATACTTATACTGAGGATTTATGCAGAAAAAAATTTATGTTCTTGATACCAGTGTTTACCTCACTGACGCCAATTCTATCTTAAAGTTCGGAGAAAATGATATTGTCATTCCTTTAAAAGTTTTAGAGGAAATAGATAAGCACAAAAAGCGACAAGACGGCGTTGGCACCAACGCGCGCCATGTTATTCGAACTTTAGATCAATTGCGCACACAGGGAAATTTGCACCAAGGGGTACAACTCTCAGACTCTTCTGGGATAATTTCAGCGAAAACATTCGACCCCAGGGATTTGCCAGATGGCTTCGAAGACGAAAACCCAGACAATCAAATCATTGGCACTGCTCTCACAGAGCAAAGAAGCAACCCTTCCAGTGAGGTCATCGTTGTCTCGAATGATATTAATATGAGAGTTAAGTGCGACGCTATTGGTCTTTTATGTGAAGATTACAATCTAGCACAAGTGGTCAAGGATAAGGTTCAAATTTACAGTGGCTTTAGTAAGCTCGTTGTACCAGAAGCCGCAATTGATTCTTTTTATTCAGGAGAAGAGGCACACATCACCGATCTCACCGGTCCAGATCACGCCGTTTTCCCAAATCAGTATATTTTATTGGAATCAGAAACGAATTCTAAAAAGACAGCATTAGCCAAATATAAAAATAACATGACCCCATTAAAGAAGATTTCAAACTCTTATAATAAAAAGGGCGTATGGGGTGTACAACCTCGCAATAAAGAGCAGGCATATGCTATGGATCTCTTGTTGGATCCGAATGTGCCAATCGTCACCCTTATTGGCCGAGCCGGCTCAGGAAAGACATTGTTAAGTCTGGCTTGTGGGTTGTGTCAGGTGCTTGAGCCTACATCTTCTGGTGGTTCATATCGAAACTTAATTGTTTCAAGGCCAATTCAACCGGTCGGGAAAGATATTGGATATCTCCCGGGTACCCTAGAGGAGAAGATGCTACCGTGGATTGCTCCAATACAAGATAATTTACGATTTTTAATGGGCAATGATCGCGACACACTCCAGTTGTATATCGATAACGGCACCATTGAAATTGAAGCGCTGACATACATCCGCGGCCGATCAATTTCTAACGCGTTCATTATTATCGATGAAGCTCAGAACTTAACAATGCACGAACTTAAAACAATTATTACACGTGTCGGAGATGATACCAAGATTGTTTTATGTGGAGATATAGAACAAATCGACAATGTTTACATTGATGCTACATCAAACGGTCTAACTTACGCCGTGGAGAAATTCAAACCATACGAGCTTTCAGGGCACGTAACGCTATCTAAAGGAGAGAGGTCGCCCGTCGCGACACTAGCTTCCGAAGTATTATAAAAAAATTAAATATTGCTTGACACGTATGTTAAAATGCTTTAATATATAAAGGAGAAAATTATATGAGTAATGAAAATAAAAACGATGTTGTTGAAAATCCAGACTTGCTTAAGCCGGTTGAAAAGGATTCACCCTTAAAGGATTGGCTAGTTGATTATGTAGGAAACAAACTAGGTCCGGACAACGAAGAAGTGAATGTTGAAATGATTATTCAAGTCGTTGCTGAAGAGTTTCCAGATTTTCTTCTAGTTGTTGCCGAGGAAAATTTTATTCGTGGATACCGACAAGCGTTAACGGATGTTGAAGAGGGCGAGAAGCTCTTTAAACAACATAACAAACAACAGAATGCATGAGTATATAAAAAAAGCAGCAAACAAGGCGAAACAAAAAAGCAAAGAGCAATACTTGTTTCACGCCCCTGTTTATGTAGTTCATGAACTCCCAGAGAATATTAACTTACCTCTGGTTCTTGAAAAGTTGGAAGCACTTCTCCCAAAGAGCTTTTGCCAAGCCATTGATGCAATTTATATTAGTCACTTGGAGGAGTTTGATGAGCGCTCAGTAAATGCCATGTATAAAGACGGTGCAATTTATGTCACAAACAGACAGGACGATGCGCTCGATCTAATCGATGACGTTGTTCATGAGGTGGCTCACGCAGTTGAAGAGTTCGCAAAGGATAATATTTATAGCGACGGCTTGATTGAACGTGAGTTTCTAGCTAAGCGAAACACTCTGTATAGAATATTACATGAAGAAGGTTATGCGCCATCTCCGATGTTGTTTCAAAACCCAGAATATTCAGAAGACATGGATACTTATTTACATCAGTTTGTTGGGTATCCAACACTGATAAGTTTATCCATGGGGCTTTTTGTTTCGCCGTATGCAATCACATCTTTGAGAGAGTATTTTGCATGCGCATTTGAAGAATATTTTTTAGGCGATAGAACATACGTGAAAAAAATTAGCACACAAGTGTATAATAAAATAGAAAGAATCAAGGAAGAAGGAGATTTTTAAAATGTTTAAACCAAAACATAAAGTTAACAGCGACAAGACCGAGCTTACCGTAACAGTGACGCTCAAGCCTGCAAAGTTAGCTACAGATAAACAGAGGTACAATACGGACTTTGTTAAGAGTTGGGCAGCTTCACAGGGATATGACATTAAGTCTGTCATTGAACCCGCCGTCGTTTCGAATTATGAGGAAGATTCGAAAAGAAAGGGTAAGTGGATCTTTGCTTTGCGTGAAAAAGCAGCTGCCGCCCGCCCGGTGAGAAAAACAACAACAAAAACAACAACAAAGACAAAATCAAGTAAGTAGGTTAGTTATGTCACATGTGTCTTTTTCTGCGTTGAAGAATTGGGACCGGTGCGCGTTTTATCATAAATTAACGTACATCGATAAACTTAGGCTTTTCAAAGGAAACGAATACACTGCCTTCGGAACAGCCCTTCACTCAGTGTGCGAGGGTCTCTTGCTAGATCGACTCACTGAGGATGAGGCTCCGTCGTCTTTTAAAGAGTATTTTCGCGAAGAACTTGATCTCCTTCCGGAAGACTTAGATAAGCGAAAAGCCTTAATAGTCGAAATGTTCGATCAGGGTAGATCTTTATCAACCCAGGTGATGTCCGCGGTCGAGGATTATTTTGGAGAAGAGTACGAGATCGTTTCTACAGAAGAACAAATACTGGAACCCATTCGAGATTTCACCGATGAACAATATGACTTTAAGGGATTCATTGACGCGGTTTTTAAGACTCCGGATGGCAAATATCACATTGTCGACTGGAAAACTTGTTCTTGGGGCTGGGATGCGCGCCGCAAAAGCGATAGAATGACCACATATCAGTTAACTTTTTATAAATATTATTTTGCGATTAAGCACGGAATTGACCCCAAAAATATTGAAACTCACTTTGCTTTACTTAAGCGAACTGCCAAGAAAAATAACGTAGAGTTTTTTCGAGTTACTAGCGGAAATAAAAAAACACAAAACGCTATTAAATTTTTGACAACAGCCCTTTATAATATTACAAGAAAAAAATATACAAAGAATAGGTTAGCTTGTTCAAGCTGTGAGTTTCACAGGACAAAACATTGTCCATAGAGAGGATAAATTGACAGACAAAAAAATTAAAATATTCACAATTAGCGACCATCCGTTTTCTTCATCCGGGGTTGGTTTGCAGACAAAGTACATAATCGAAGCCATGCTTCGTACTGGGAAGTTCTCATTTATCAGTTTCGGAGGCGCGATTAAACATGATGATTATCGCCCAGTGAGAACTGAAGAATTTAAAGATGATTGGACAATTATACCGGTCAATTCATATGGCACACCAGAAATGGTTCGCTCGGTCCTACAAACTGAAAAGCCCGATATTCTTTGGTTTATGACAGACCCTAGATTTTATGGCTGGTTGTGGGATATGGAGCATGAAATTAGAGCATGCGTTCCAATGGTTTACTATCATGTTTGGGATAATTTCCCAGCACCTACGTTCAATAAAACGTTTTATGATTCGACGGATAAAATCGTCACCATTTCAAAAGTCACCCAGAAGATCGTAGAGGAAGTCTCCCCTGCAGGTGACAGTGAATATTTACCACATGCTGTCGATACAGAGATTTTCAAAAAACTCCCAGAAGAGGAAACGGCGAAGTTTAAAGAGGAAATATTTGGAGAAGCGGCAAAAGATAAAGTAGTTTTCTTTTGGAACAATCGAAATGCCCGCCGGAAGCAAAGCGGTAGCTTAATTTTTTGGTTCAAAGACTTCTTGGATGTGATTGGTCATGATAAAGCCATGCTCGTCATGCACACAGAACCCAAAGATCCAAACGGTCAAGATTTGATCGAAATTGTACGACACTTGGACCTAACAGAAGAACAAGTGGTCTTCTCTCAGAGAAAGGTACCGTCAGAAGTAATGGCGAAGGTTTATAATCTTGCAGATTGCACAATTAACATTGCCGATGCCGAAGGTTTTGGTCTGGCGACTTTTGAATCTCTGGCTTGTGAGACTCCCATAATCGTAACAATGACTGGTGGCCTGCAAGAGCAAGTTACAGACGGCGAAGAATGGTTTGGTATTGGCATTGAACCAGCTTCTAGAGCTATTATTGGTTCTCAGCCGATCCCATGGATTTACGAAGACCGTCTTGCACAAAAGGATGTTGTTGACGCGCTGGTTAAGATGTATAACATGACCAAAGAAGAGCGCGCAGCGTTAGGGGCCAAGGGCCGCGCCCATGTGGAAAAAAATTATAATTTTGAAGGATATATTGAAAAGTGGGAAGAGATATTCACCACAATTTACAAAGAATATGGTTCCTGGGGAGAGAGAAAGAAATATAAATCCTGGGAATTGAGAGAGGTTGCATGAGAAAGAAAGTATTAGTTGTGGGCCCCGCATTAAGTCGAAGCGGCTACGGAGAGCAGTGTCGATTTGCTTTGCGGTCTTTGCGCGCATATGAAGAACGTTTTGATATTTATTTGCAAAATATCAACTGGGGGCAAACCGGTTGGATTGTGAGTTTTTCCGAAGAGCGAAAGTGGCTCGATGAACTTCTGTTAAAAACAAATCAATACCAACAACAAGGAGGCCAGTTTGATATCTCGCTGCAAGTGACAATTCCCAACGAGTGGCAAAAAATCGCACCGGTAAATGTCGGCTACACCGCTGGCATTGAATCCGACCGCATCGCACCTGGCTGGATTGAGAAGTCGCACCTCATGGATAAGATAATTGTAATTTCCAATCACGCTAAGTATGGGTTTGATAACACTTCTTATCACGCAACTAACAACCAAACAGGTCAGAATTTTTTATTGAAAAACAGCACGCCGGTTGAAGTTGTAAATTATCCAGTGCGCCACTACGAGGCGGCAAACCTAGACTTAAATCTTAAGACAGATTTTAATTTTCTCACTGTAAGCCAGTGGGGCCCCAGAAAAAATCTAGAAAATACTATAGTCGGATTTGTGGAAGAATTCATCGATCAAGAGGTGGGCCTCATTGTTAAAACAAGCCATCGAAACAATTCTTTGGGCGATAGGCGATTTACTGAAAATAAAATTTCACAATTGCTGAGTGAGTATCCGAATCGAAAATGTAAAATTTATTTATTGCACGGGGATATGTCAGCAGAGGAAATGACAGGACTCTACCAACATCCAAAAGTAAAGGCTCTAATTTCCATATCCAATGCTGAAGGGTTTGGCTTGCCAACGTTTGAGGCCGCATATAATGGGCTTCCTGTAATCGCTCAACCTTGGAGTGGTCACATGGATTTCATGTGTATGCCAGTTAAGAGTAAGAAAAAAGGCAAAGAAAAAAATAAATCAATGTTCGCGTCTGTTGACTACACTATTGGCCCAGTGCAAAAAGAAGCGGTATGGGATGGAGTAATCCAAGCCGACTCTCAATGGTCCTTCCCAAAACAGGGGAGCTATAAAATGCGTCTTCGTGAAGTGCTGAAGGACCACGGCCGGTTTAAGAAACAGTCGGCGGCATTGCAAAAGCACGTATTAAAGAAATTCGCCGCGGAACAACAATATAAAAGTTTTGCAGATAATGTATATGCGGAAGAGGAACACGACCTAGAGGGTTGGTTAGAAGATTTTAATGCAGAGGTTCATGCCTAGTGGAATTTGTTTATTCGGCTGATTTCTTTGCGCACGAGATCAACGGTGGCGCGGAACTAAATGACATGGAAGTCATTAAGCTTTTGCACATACAGGGGGAAAAAGTTTCCGCTGTGCACTCGGAAGAACTAACACCGGAATATATTAACGAAAATAAAGACAGTAATTATATCGTATCAAATTTTATAAAACTTTCAGAAGAAAGTAAGCGCGCCTTGCTGGATTGCAAATATGTTATTTATGAACATGATCACAAGTACTTAAAAAGCCGCAACCCAGGCCAGTGGAAAGACCTTAAGGCACCTGCAGAAGAGATTGTAAACCTAGAGTTTTATAAATCTGCAGCTGCAATATTGTGCCAGTCGGGCTTTCATGCTGGCGTAATAAAAAAAAATCTAAACTTAGACAATATAATTAATTTATCTGGCAACCTGTGGTCCGAATCCGCTTTAGATCTTTTGGAGATAATGTCAGAAAAAGAGAAGGCGCCCAAGTGCTCCATCATGGATTCTCTTATTCCATCGAAGAATACTGGCCTGGCTATAAAATATTGCAAAGCAAAAAAAATAAATTATCAACTGGTAAAAAGCGCAAGTTATCAAGAGTTTTTAACAGCCTTGACTGCTAATGAGTCACTGGCCTTTTTTCCTTCCACGCCTGAAACACTGTCTCGCATTGTTGTTGAGGCGCGAATGGCAGGTATGAAGGTTTATACAAATTCGCTCGTAGGGGCTTCACATGAGGAGTGGTTCAGCCTTAAGGGAAAGCCACTGATTGAACTGATGAGAGCCCGACGAACAGAGATTGCCGACAAGATCCGGAGAGTTTTTGAATGAAACCCCGCGTGACAATTATTATACCGTGCTTTAATGCAGAGTCGTGGATTGAACAAAGTGTTTCTTCGGCTTTAGCACAGACTTATGACAATGTTGAAGTTATTGTTGTTGATAATGAGAGCACAGATGGCAGTTTAGCTGTTATAAAGAAATTAGCTTCACAAAATGAATCACTCGTAACTGCAACGGCGCCCAATTTGTATCGCCATTCGTGGGAAGAACCAGTGCAAGAGGCACTCCAACAATCCACTGGTGATTACATAACAATATTAGGGGCAGATGATTATATCGCTCCGGATTATGTTTCAAACTTCATGAAATATTTTCTTGCAAAGCCAGATACGGTGCTGTGCTTGCAGAGTCCAATAAGAGGTGTCGAAGGGCATACTGGCAATATGATGCAAGATGTTGGTCATTCATATAAGAGTATGGCGGAATTTAAAAACAGCTTATTTGAGAAATGTCCAGTCAACACACCGACAGTTGTTTTTAGTCGTAAATTATATGATCAAGGTCTCTTAACTTGGAACGCTGCAGATTATCTGGGAGCCGCAGATTATGATCTGTATTTTAATTTAGCCGATAGTGATGTTTTTATTTATCCCATACCCAAGTGGCTGGGGTATTACTACAGGTGGCACCAAGGTCAAGCCACGTGGGGTATGCACCGTGAGCAGAAAAGCTACGATCATATCATCCGCGAATATTGGGCACGAAAATGGTCCCCCACCGCCAAAGACGACACTTTAAATGAGACTAGTTGATTACATAGCGGATAGAATCTATCAACTTGGCGTTGAGCACGTATTCACTGTCACTGGCGGCGGCGCAATGTATTTGAACGATTGCGTGGCTAAACACCCACATCTTAAAGCAGTTTGCAATCATCACGAGCAGGCTAGCGCCATGGCAGCTGTTGGGTATGGAAAATATAGCCATAAGATTGGCGTCGCAATGGTGACAACTGGCTGTGGAGCATCTAATGCCCTCACTGGTCTTTTAGATGCATGGCAAGACAATCTACCAACACTCTTCATTTCAGGACAAGTTAACAAAGCTCAAACAACTCATAATATTGATTTGCCGCTGAGACAGTTTGGTGTCCAAGAGGCAGATGCCATTGCAATGGTAAAATCTATGACAAAATACGCAGTCATGATAAATGACCCAGAAACCATTGCTTATCACTTGGATAAGGCGATAAATGAAGCTACCACTGGACGTCCCGGTCCAGTTTGGATAGATATACCATTAGACGTGCAAGGCACTGATATTGACCCATCTAAACTAAAAAGATATACACCGCCGGAAAAAGAAAAAATCGCCCCTATTGCTGCTGATCTTAAGCGCGCCGAAGAACTTTTCTATAAGGCTGAGAGGCCAATTATATTAGCTGGAAACGGCATACGATTATCCGGCGCAGTAAATAAATTTAAAAACTTCATTGAAAAGCACAAGGTGCCAGTTGTTAGCACATTTTTAGGCGTCGACCTGTTACCAACCGACCACCCTCTGAACATTGGAAGGATTGGCATAAAAGGTTCTCGTGCCGGCAACTTTGCCATGCAAAATGCAGACTTGATATTGGCAATTGGTACGCGTCTGAGTGTGCCGGTTACGGGATATCGCTATGAACTGTTTGCTCGGGAAGCAAAATTGGTTGTTGTTGACGTTGACGCCCTAGAACATCAAAAAGACACAGTTAAAATTGATCACTTCGTTCACTCGGATGCAAAAAAGTTCTTAGAAAACGTTGAGTTGGGTAAAGCGCCAGCGAAATGGGCGAAAACATGTGAACAGTGGAAAGACCTTTGGCCAATCTTCTTGAAGGAACACGAGGATGATACAGGTGGGATAAGTTTATATGGCTTTATGAAGTATCTCGCTCAAAGCACTGGCAAAGATGAAGTAGTTGTTTCAGATGCAGGTTCAGCATATTATGTTCCAGCCCAAGCCTTGCAGATAAGAAAACAACAGAGACACATAACATCAGGCGCCCAAGCAGATATGGGCTTTACGATACCGGCAAGCATTGGCGTTAGTTTCGCAAGAGGTGCCGGCCAAGTTGTTGGAATTACTGGAGATGGCTCGTTTCAAACAAACATTCAAGAGCTGCAAACCATAGTACATGAAAATCTGCCAATTAAAACATTTGTGTGGAACAACCATGGGTATCTATCAATTCGGACTACACAAAGAAAATTTTTTAATAATCGGTTCATAGGCACAGATAAGGAATCTGGTGTTTCTTTTCCAAATCTGAAGAAGATTGCAAAAGCCTATGGAATCAAGTACTTTAAAGTTTCGAAGACAAAAGCTCTTAAAAAAACTATCAAAAAGGTGTTAAAATATGATGGGCCGGTGATTTGTGAAGTAATTTGCAAAAAGTGGGACATGGTTTCACCAACAATAAGTTCGAAAAAACTTCCTGATGGTAGAATCATCTCAAAGCCACTTGAAGATATGTACCCATTTTTAGATAGAGAAGAGTTTCACAAGAATATGATTGTGGCACCACTAGAGGAAGAATAAGGAGCGAATATGCCAGCAGATGAAAAAAATAAAGTAACAATCCTTAAACTAAGAAGGCAAAAAAAAGAAGGCATCAAAACAGTTATGACGACGGCGTATGATTATCCCCAGGCGGTAATATCAGATGGCGCCGGCGTAGATGCGATATTGGTCGGTGATTCCCTAGGGATGACCACCTTGGGTCATAAAACAACAATCCCCGTAACAATGGATCAAATGATTAGTGCGTGCGAGGCAGTCTCCCGCGGAGCTAAAAATGCATTTCTGGTTGGTGATATGCCTTATATGTCTTATCAGGTTTCCAACGAAGAGGCAGTATATAATGCTGGAAGGTTCGTTAGAGCGGGAATGGACTGTGTTAAGGTAGAAGGGGCGATGGTGGAGAGAATTAAAGCAATTGCTGATTCTGGGATTATGGTTATGAGCCACCTGGGCCTCACACCACACACCAGAGCTAAACTTGGCGGCTATCGAGTACAAGGAAAGACGGCAAAACAAGCTGAAATTATTCTGGGGCAAGCACTGGCATTGCAGGACGCTGGTTGCAACTTTCTACTTTTAGAGGGAATGCCTCGTGAATCCGCTGCTATGATAGCTGGAGAATTATCAATCCCAGTATATGGCATTGGTGCTGGAGATAAAGTGGACGGCCAACTTGTTATTTTTCATGATCTGATGGGTCTCTTCTGGGAATTTAAGTCCAAATTTGTGAAAAGATACTGCGAAGCTGGTCAAATCATGCAGTCAGCGCTCAAGGAATATGCGGCCGAGGTGAGGTCTGGCAAATTTCCTGCAGAGGAAAATTTTTATGCGATCAAAGAGAGTGAATTAGAGAAGCTGCTTGGCGGTGGAAACTGGAAACATGAAAGAATTATTTATGAAACTGATCAAGGGTTTCCAACCAACCATTGTGTCACTCCGAACACGGTCGTTCGGAAAGTGGAGCCATTTCCAGATGAGCCCCCACTGTTTGATGGAAATAAATGACAAACATCTTAATCACTGGGTGTAATGGATTTTTAGGAAGGGAACTGACAGAACATTTTTCAGATAAGGGATATAAACTCTTTCTGGCAAATCGAAGCAATTTAGATTTTTGTAGTCTGCCTTCTGTTAGTAATTTTTTTATTAAAAACAAAGTCGATGTCATTTTGCATTGCGCCGTTAAAGGCGGCAGTCGAATTAGAGAAGATGCTGAACAAGACTTTGTTGACAACATACACATGTTTGACAATTTAAAGCGCCAAAAAGATCGCTTTAAACTGCTTATAAACTTTGCTTCTGGCGCTGAATTCAACAGAGCACTAAGTATCGAAAATCTCAAGGAAAATGAGTTATCCACTCGCTTTCCAGTTGATTATTACGGGATGTCGAAGCGGATTGTGGCAAAAAATGTCTTACGCAATGAAAATATGGTGAACTTAAGACTTTTTGGATGTTTTGGCCCAAAAGAGAACTCTACTCGCCTAGTAAAAACTGCAATTACTAGGTGCTTGAAAAGTCAACAGATGGTCATAGAAGAAGACAAAAAGATGGATTATTTTTATGTTGGTGATTTGTGTAAAGTTGTTGAGGTTTATATAAACAATTTTGAAACAAAAGAATTACCAACGGATGTTAATATGTGTTATAATGGTCCCAAGAAGACATTGAAAGATGTTGCTGAGTTGGTATATGCACAAAAGAACATGACCGGTCAAGTGATTGTCAAAAGTAGCAAAATGGGAAAATCATATACTGGTTCTGGCTCAGTGCTACATCAGATAGTTAAAGAAAATAATATTACCCTTGATGGGTTACAAACGGGTATAGAAAAAACATTCATGGAGTTAGTGTGAGTCAAGAAATACTAGATCAAATTAGAGCACTGGTAAAGCAATATGTTGCCACAGAGAAGCAGGAATCTTTTGTTGCTGGTCAAGATTGGGTATCCTATTCGGGTCCAATGTTTTCTAGCGATGAGTATGTTGCAGCGGTTGATGCGATACTAGACGGCTGGTTGATTTTAGGATCAAAGGGTCGTCAATTCGAAACATCGTTTGCCAAGCATTTAGGAAAGAAAGATGGTGTGCTGACAAATTCTGGAAGCTCCGCTAATCTTTTAATGATGGCAGCGCTTACATCTTCTGATAAATACATCCAGAAGCGATTCCCTTTAAAAAAGGGAGACAAATTCATTACCCCTGTCGTTTGTTTCCCAACAACGTTGAATCCACTAATTCAGTGCGGCTTTGAGCCAGTATTTGTTGACGTTACACTTCCAAGCTTGAATTTGGATCTAGATCAAGTGGAGAGACAATTGCGCAACGACCTTCATAGAGACATCAAAGGCATTGTTTTCGCTCATGTTTTGGGAAATCCACCAGACATGGATAGGTTGATGCACTTGGTTGAAAAATATGATTTGATATTTTTAGAAGACTGTTGTGATGCTCTAGGCTCAACTTATAAAGATAAAAAGCTTGGATCTTTTGGTGCTATGTCTACGTGTTCTTTCTACCCTGCCCATCATATCACACTCGGAGAGGGTGGCTATGTCGCTGCTGATTCTGCCAAATTAAGACAGGTATTGGCTAGTTTTCGCGATTGGGGTCGAGCATGTTATTGTAACAGTCAGAAACCCGGCAATGTCATGTGTGGAACCGCATGCGGCAATCGTTTTCGAGGTTGGCTACCCGGCGCACCAGAGATTAAATACGATCATAGGTATGTTTTTGATGAGATCGGATATAACTTAAAACCACTTGAATTACAAGCGGCCATTGGCCTTGAGCAGATGAAAAAGATTGATGGATTTCACGAGTCTCGGAAGGAAAACTTTAATCGACTCACAAAGATTTTTAAACCGTATGAACAATATCTTCACTTGCCAAAGGCAACTCCTCATTCAGATCCAGACTGGTTTGCTTTTTTGCTAACAGTTAAGGAGAATGATAAATTCACAAAATACGAACTTGTCTCTCATTTGGAAAGAGCAAAGATTCAGACTCGCTCGTACTTCTCTGGCAACATTCTATATCATCCCGGGTATCAGGGCCTGGCTCAAAAGTACAATAACTTAAAAGAGCGTTTCCCGATTGCGCACGAAGTTACAAAAAACTCTTTTTTTCTAGGCACTTATGCCGGTATAACAGAAGAAAAGCTTGATTATATTGAGGAAACCGTGAAGGAGTTTTTTAAATGAAAATTGTCTATATCACTGGTTGTTTAGGATTTATTGGCTCCTATGTCACTCGAAAATGTCTGCAGATGGGCTGGAGAGTATATGGTGTAGATAAATGCACCTACGCTGCAAATGTAGAATATTTAAAAGAATTTGAGGCCTATAAAACGTTCAGATTTGAAAATACTGACATTAAAGATTTAAAACATTTGTATGATTGTGATTATGTGATTAATACCGCCGCTGAGTCCCACGTGGGGAATAGCATAATCAACAGTGATGAATTTATTGATAGTAATATTATTGGCACAAAGAACCTGCTAGATCTCATACGATTTAAACCAGTTAACGTTGGCAGTCGCCCAATCTTTTTCCACTTCAGCACAGATGAGGTTTACGGAGATATTGATCATGGTGCGCACGTAGAGACAGATATGCTTAAGCCCAGCAATCCATACTCGGCCGCCAAAGCCGCGGCTGACATGCTGGTGCTAGCTTGGGCCAGAACATATGATATAAATTATATTATCTTAAGGCCCACCAACAATTACGGAATAGGACAATATCCAGAAAAATTAATACCCTTGTCAGTTAAAAATTTAAATCGAAAAAAGAAGATTCGACTTCATAATGATGGTACACCAATTAGAAACTGGCTCCATGCAGATGACACAGCAGCGGCAGTTATGACCATCATTGAATCTGGAAAAATGAACGAAATATACAATGTGGCTGGCGGCTTTGAACAAACCAATCTGGAGACTGTGAATAAAATTATTAATACTTACAAGCCCTCAAAAGACACCGAGTGGATTGACTTCTCTTACAAAAGAAAAGGTCAGGACGTTCGCTATGCTCTTGACGACACTAAACTTAGAGGCTTAGGTTGGGCTCCTCAAAGAGTTTTTGATAAAGAACTGCCTGCCATTGTCAAGTATTATAAAGAGAATTTTAAATGGTAGGGAGGCACACATGAAGTTATCATACAAGGATATAATTGACAAACACAAAGGTAAACCATGTGTAATTGCAGGCCATGGCCCGAGCATCGATCCGTTTAAAGAGCAAATACAAAAACTGCAAATGGAAGACAAACTGCTAAGAATCTCAGTTAATAACTGGTTCGATTATTTTGAAACCAAGCCAGATTACTGGGTTATATCAAACGGAGAGTTCACTTTAAAGTCTGGACTGTTAAACGATGGCTGGTGGCAGTATCAAGGATACCCTGCCGATGCTTATAATGTTTTTAACGTGCCGGTTCTTTTCGCCGACAATGCTGACATGACTGATTATGATCTCATCGACCAGCTGGGCAAGTTTGATTATTTACCATATGATACAAGACACTTCAAAGGGCATACGTGCACAAAAATACTTAATAATTTTCGAAAGTTCTTCGAAGCACGCCAAAGCTTAGAATATTCTTTTTATGGGAACAATCCGTACATGTGGCAGCCAGCTGATCGAGCCGCTTATGAGAAGGTGAGATGCGATCCTGTTTTTATGAACTATCCATGTGCAGCATGGTCGAAAACAAAAAAGTGCTGCCACAGGATTGACTCAAGCCGCAAAACCCTTCAGGAAGAGCTTCAGGAATACACGGGTTTTGATAAGCACTATGGCACCGGATGCACTGTTGCGGTTTTTGCTCTGTCTTTCGCTATATTAATGGGGTGTAATCCAATTTATCTTGCGGGAGTTGATTTAGATTATACCACCGGCTATGCAAAAAACAATCAAAATTCAGAAAGGTTTATCCCCCCAGGCGCCGTAGGCCATTGGAAGGTTATAGGGAACCATGTGTTGAATGATTTTAACATTGTCAATGCTAGCGCCAAAAAGAAGGGCGTAAAGATTGTCAATTTACATCCTGGCGCTTGGTACGATTCTTTTGAGAAGGGCCCTCTTTCAATTAAATAATTTTTTTAAAACAATTGTAGAATATGTTAAAATAACAATTAAGCACAAAGGGTGTTTCCCCTTGTTTTCACTAAGGAAAAAAAATGAGTAAGACTTTTATTATTGCTGAAATCGGCATCAATCACAACGGCGATTTGAACATCGCCAAGCAACTAATCGACGCAGCTGTTGAGAGCGATTGTCAGTTGGTTAAATTTCAAAAAAGAACAGTCGAGGCTGTTTATTCTGCGGCAGATCTAGATCGTCCACGCGAAAGCCCATGGGGCACCACCAACCGCGAGCAGAAGCTTGGTCTCGAATTCACCAAAAAAGATTACGATGAGATCGACCGTTATTGTCGCTCTAAAGGCATCGAGTGGACGGCATCCGCTTGGGATGTAGAAAGTCAATTGTTCATTCGCAATTATAATTTAAAATATAATAAGGTGGCATCTGCAATGTTGACGCATCGAAAACTGCTGGAAGCAATTGCAGAGGAGGGTCGCCACACTTTTATTTCTACAGGGATGAGCACACTGGAGCAGATTACAGATGCAGTTAAGATTTTCAAGGATGCGAATTGTCCGTTTGAGCTTATGCACTGCAACAGTAGTTATCCAATGAAAACAGAAGATGCCAACCTGAGAACGATCCAAACTTTGCAAGAAACTTTTAATTGTGATGTTGGATATAGTGGCCACGAAGTTGGAATCATTGTGACTTGTGCAGCTGTTACCTTGGGCGCAACTAGTGTTGAAAGGCACATCACATTGGATCGCTCGATGTATGGCTCAGATCAGGCATCCTCTTTGGAAGTTGGTGGGCTGCGAAAACTTACTCAATATATTCGTGAGATTGAAAAAAGCCTAGGCGACGGTGTTAAGCGAGTAACAGAGGTAGAATTGCAAATTGCCAAGAAGCTTCGCACTGTTGATACTCTTTAATTATGGCAATGACGGCGCTGATACCCGCCCGGGGCGGGAGCAAGGGTGTTCCTAGGAAAAATATAAAATTACTAGGCGGAATACCTTTGATTGCGCACTCAATAAAAGCCTGTCAAGCAAGTGCTAGAATTGGGCGGATTATTGTTTCCACCGAAGATGAAGAAATAGCAGCTATTTCAAAGCATTATGGCGCAGAGGTGCCATTTTTAAGACCCGCAGAGTTGTCAAAAGATGAGTCTCCTGACCTCGGGGTACTTGAACACTTCTTTTCCCAGATAGACGTCAGCGAAGTTGCCTTTATTCGACCAACGACACCAATTAGAAATCCAAAAACTCTAGATGATGCAATTGCTGTATATTATGGTCGAGCGCTCGTTCAGGACGCCACAGGTCTTCGTTCTATGCATGCTCTCCCTGAGTCACCATATAAATTTTTTAAAATCAATGCGGACGGATTTTGTGTTGGCTTGTTTGAAGATTTCGAGGGTATCAAAGATTATGCGGACCTCCCCCGACAGAGATTCCCTGTGGCCTATCATCCAAACGGATACATTGATATAATAAAAAAATCAACAGTTGATGGTGGTTCAACATATGGCGAAAAGATATCTCCGTACGTCACTGAAAGTGTGATAGAGATCGACACTCAAGAACAATTTAATCTGCTGGAGTTGCATTTCGGCAAGGGTCAAGAAAAATGAGAATTAACACAAAACATCGAAAGATTTCCGAGAACTTTACTTTGCAGAGTACAAATTTAACAGCAAAGAAGCAGAAATATGAATCAATAGCTCTGAGCAATCAAATGCCAGTTGTTTGGCACCGCGCAAAAGACTTTTCCATCTTCGACAGGGACAATAACCAGTGGATCGACATGACGTCAGGTATTTTTGTTGCTAATGCGGGTCACTCCAACCCCCATATATGTGAAGCCATAAAAAAGCAAACAGACGAGTTGATGTTTGCATTCTTGTATAATACAGAAATCAGATATGAGTTCATCGAAAAGCTCCTGGCAATATCCCCAGACCACTTCGAAAAAGTTGTCTTATTAAATTCGGGATCGGAAATAACTGATATTGCCAGTAAGTTAATAAAATTTTGGGCAAAGAAAAATAAGAGAAAGTATATTGTCACCTTTAATGGGAGTTACCATGGTCGAACACTTGGCTCTGATATGCTTTGTGGTAGCGCAACTAGCACTGATTGGTCCAACTTGCACGATGACGATATAGTTTTTGTTGATTTTCCATATAATAACGAGGAGTTTGACCCATCGACCTTGGGTGATCCTAAAGATATTGCAGCTTTCTTCCTGGAAACTTATCAGGGCTGGGGCGCTTGGATGTACCCTGAAAAATACATAAAAGATTTATATGAGTTCGCTAGAAAAAATGGCATACTGGTTTGTTTTGATGAAATACAGTCGGGGTTTTATAGAATGGGTGAATTGTATGGCTATATGACTTATGGCGATTATATAAAACCAGACTTAATCTGTCTGGGAAAAGGAATTTCTTCATCTCTTCCAATGGCAGCAATATTAGCAAAAGAGGAGCTGGTGGATGTTGATAAAAAAGCAGTTGTTGGTGGTACCCACTCTGGCAATGCTGTCTGTTGCGCCGCCTCTAAAGCGAACATTGAATTTTTAACAAGTGAGGAGTTTCACAGAGATTTTCAGGCTAAGTGCGACCTTTTTGAAAAAAGGTCTAAAAAACTCCTCGAATATGATATTATAACAAATATAAACACTAAAGGAATGGTTACGGGTATTATAACCAAAGAAGCGCCCGAGTCGACAGCAATAGTGAAGGAGTGTATTAGGAATGGTGTCTTGCCAGTTTGTACGTTTAAGAACGCAATTAAGCTAGCACCCCCACTGACAATTTCTCTAGAGGCAATCGATGAAGCGTTCGATGTGATAGAAACTAGCATTAAAGGAGTGAAGCAGGATGAGTAAAACAATATTAAATTCAGCAGAATATTTGGATGTAACATACTCGGAAGAGAAGGCGCCATATGGCGAGTATCCTTTTCTCTTCGGAAAGCATCTGCTAAAAGATGTGTTTGGGAAAACGGGAAAAATTTTAGATCTGGGTTGCGGCCGCGGCGAATATGTTAAGGTGTTTTCTGATTTGGGCTTCGAGCCCACTGGCATTGATATTTCTCCGCGCACCGTTGAACTTTTGAGTGACTATGAGGTCTACGCCACCAATCTCGAAGAAGGAATAACTCCAGGTGAACTCTGGAAATCCTATGATTTTGTTTTCAGCAAATCAGTTATAGAACACATGAACAATCCCATGGGCTTGCTTAAAGTTGCTTACGAGTCATTGAGCGATGACGGCACTGCTGTGATTATGACACCAAGCTGGGCCCACAACTATAAAAACGCGTTTTATATCGATCACACACACGTAACACCCTTTACGAGAGCTTCCTTAGAAGATGCGTTAAAGATGGCCGGCTTTGCTGAAGTTGAAGTGAAGTATTTTTACCAACTTCCAACTCTTTGGAAATTTCCCTGGTTGAAATATTTTTCTAAACTCTTTTCTTATTTGCCAATACCGTATGCTCCATTGGATCCGGTACCGTGGTCTCCCTCTGCGGGTCTTAATAAATATGTTAGATTCTCTAAAGAGGTTATGTTGATGGCCGTGGCTAAAAAATGATAAAAGTTTCCGGAAGACATGTTGGCATTGTTGTGAAAGATATTGATCGGTCAATTAATTTTTATACAAAAATTTTGGGCTTTGAAATCAAAAAAGATCAGGTTGAGGAGGGCAAATATATCGACACCTTTCTTGGGCTAAAAAATACAAAGGTGCGTACTGTTAAAATGACTTTGCAGGACGGCAATATGCTGGAATTATTACAATTTAAATCCCACCCAGAAGACAACGAAGCTGCATTTATAACGAAAGTTGGCTGCTCTCACGTCGCTTTAACTGTCTCGGATGCGGACTCTCTTTATGAGACATTAAAATCAGAGGGTATTGAAACAATTAACAAACCAACATTATCACCAGATGGTCGCGCAAAGGTGTTTTTCTGCAAAGACCCAGATGGGACGTGGTTTGAAATGGTTGAGGAGATGAAGTGAGAGTAGGAATAATCCAAGGTCGTCTTTCTCCACCCGTTGAGGGTTTTCAGGAGTGCCCAAAAGACTGGAAAAGAGAGTTTCTGCTTTTAAATGAGCTTGGTTTAAACCACGTCGAGTGGATTGTAACGTCGAAGTATTTTGATACGAACCCCATATTCCACGAGGATGTCTCCGAGTATCCGATTTTCGCTATTTGTGCCGACAACCTCGTCGACGAAAAGATCATAGATAACAACTACTTGAAGGACAATTTAACACCAATATGCAAAGCAGCCACAAAAAATGGTATTAAGCATGTCACAATACCCCTGCTGGAAAAGAGCAGCATGAAAGATTCAAAAACCAGGGAAAAGTTTTGCAATCTGATAAAAGAATACGCTGTCAATTTTCCAGAAATAAATTTTTTATTTGAAGCAGAGCTGGAAGCTTCCCACTTGTTGGAGATCGTTTCATTGGCTGATAATTTTTTTATAACATATGATACAGGAAACATAACTTCTTGCGGTTTTGATCATGGGGAATATCTTTCTTTGGTGTATGAGAAGGTTAAGAATGTGCACCTGAAGGATCGAACGTTCGATGCACAAACGGTAGTACCTCTCAGCGGAGACACAAACTTTAAACAAGTCTTTAATTTTTTAAAAGAAAAAGGCTATAATGGAGTATACACGTTGCAAACAGCTAGAGAAGCCCGCGGCAATGAAATAACAACAATTAAAACACACAAGCGAACATTGGAAGAGGTTTATAATGAAAAATGTATTTGATTTAACTGGCAAAACGGCACTTATAACAGGGGCCGGCGGCCTTCTTGGACCCAAGCATGCGGAAGCGCTCATTGAGTATGGGGCACAAGTAATTATAACAGATCACCACAAAGAGAGAGCAGATGAGAAAGCTGCTGCCTTGAATAAAAAATACGAGAAAGACTGCGCTGTTGCATATCATATGGATGTAACAGACAAGCAATCAATTCAATCTGTTGTCGATAATTTCGACAGAATTGACATTCTTATTAACAACGCTGCAAAAGATCCCAAAGTCAAAAAGGAAGCCGGCTTGACACCATCTAGTCGCTTTGAAACAATGACGCCCGAGTATTGGTTCGAGGGTATTAACGCCGCTCTTAACGGCACTTTCTTCTGCTCACAGGTTGTCGCAAATAAGATGCTTGAGACTGGTGGTGGGACAATATTGAACATTTCCTCAGACTTGGGCGTTATTGCCCCAGATCAGAGAATTTACAGGAAAGATGGCGTAGAGGAGAGTGAGCAGAACGTGAAGCCAATTACCTATTCTGCTGCGAAGTGGGGGATCATCGGCATGACAAAATATCTTGCGGTTTACTTTGCCAAAAAGAATATTCGTGTAAACTGCTTAAGCCCAACAGGAGTGTTTAATAATCACCCAGAGAACTTCGTTGAGAAGCTTTCTAATATTATTCCTATGGGAAGAATGGCCCATATTGATGAGTATAAGGGGGCAATTGTGTTCTTGTGCTCTGAAGCTAGCTCTTATATGACTGGCGAGAATATGGTTATTGATGGAGGTAAAACGGTTTGGTAAGAGAATTAAAAGAACTTCAAGAGCCAATTAAGTTTGTTGAAAAAGGCTGGGGCTATGAGAAATGGATTGTCAACAAGCCAGAGTATTGCGGCAAGCTGCTTTTTTTCGAAAGTGGAAAAAGATGTTCGTGGCATTATCACAAGGTCAAAGACGAGGTGTTTTATTTGCAATCCGGCAAGATGATGATATACTATTCAGAAGATGATGACATAACAACAGCCAATCAACTGGTTTTAAAGCCCGGTGACAACTTTCACATCTATGTTGGCCTTCGCCATCAGATGGTTGCATTGGAAGATTCGGAGCTGTTTGAGTTTTCAACACAGCATTTCGATGAAGATAGTTACAGGGTTATAAAAGGTGACTGATAAAAAGATTAAAATAAATCTCTTCGATAGTTTGGCACCCCCACACTATGATGAGTTTTGGGGATTTCACAACTTCTCTAGCGAGTTTGAACCAAAGTACATTGACTGGGTTAAGCAAGGCACAGGTATGGGTTTTCCCAAGTTCGATGGTGTGACAGTCTTTACAGATAAAGATATTCACTCTCCGTGGGTTGATGCAGTGGAAACGAAATACAAAGTTGCTTGGCTGGTTGAGTGTCGAGAGATTCACCCATTTGCCTATGATAACGTTTTGGCGCTGGAAGACAAGTTTGATTATATTTTCACCTTCGATGAAAAGCTCCTAGCTCGCGGCCCAAAATATGTTAAAAACCTAATCGGAACTTCCAGAGTTTCAGATGAGGATATGGGCATTCACAAGAAAACAAAAATGTTATCTTTGATCGCTTCTCGTCAGAAAATTGCCCGCGGCCACCGCCTTCGGCATATCGTAGTGAATGCTATTAAAGATAAATACCCCGTAGACTTGTGGGGAGGGGCCTACAAGCCCTTTGGGAAGAGTATTAGTGGTCATACCGCCGGAGCGATTAGAGAGGGCAAGAACGAGCCCCTACAGGATTATTTTTTTAGTATTACCATAATGAATTCAAAGGATAACAATTATTTTACGGAAACGCTGGTCGACGTGTTTAGACAAGGCACAATCCCAATCTTTTGGGGTTGCGATAATATCGGAGAATATTTTAATGAGAAGGGCATGCTACAATTTAACACTGGCCCGGAGTTAATTAATATTCTTGATAATTTATCTGAAAAAGAGTACTACGATAGGTTAGAATATGTTAAGGAAAACTTTGAATTAGCAAAAGAATACATTTCCATGGACGATACTTTCGCTAAGAACCTGTTTAAAACAATTCCGGAATTAGAAAATGACTGAAAGAAAATACCTACCAACATTCTCTGAGTTGATTGATCGACTCTCCATTGTGCAACTTAAAGAAGTGTTTATACCAGAGCACAAAGAGGAATATGCAAAAGAGATCGCCGACATCTTGCATGATATTCAGATCTGCTTAGAAGAGCATGACGGCGTTATTGATGCGGATATGATTCGGGCAGTCGTCGTTCTATCGCAGATGAATTTGCATATATGGCATAATGAATCAAATTACAGAAAAGGCATTAAAGACGGCAACAACCTTGAGTTAACTCACGGGCTGAATGGAATACGCAACACTGCAAAAAATAAAATTCAAGAAATTGCTGGTGGTCGCAAAGATTACAAAATTGACTGCTTAGCTGCCGAGTTTAAAGATTGGGAAATTAGCTGGTAATGTTTGAGCTTGAAAGCGCCTTTGATGAAGTTGTCATATATCAGCCAGACGCTTATACCGATTACCGTGGCAGCATCTGGACAACGTGGAAAGAGGGCAGTGGGGACTACCCACAAGATCTGAACTTTTCACACGATAAACTATCTTCATCCCGCCGCGGGGTGTTGCGAGGCATTCATGGTGATTTCAAAACCTGGAAGTATGTGAGTTGCATACATGGAGAAATATATTTTGTTGTAGTTGATAATAGAGTAGAATCAGGCACTTACCTTAAGTGGGGTTGGACAATGTTAAGCGGTGAAAATCGCAAACATGTTTTGCTCCCACCGGGCTTTGGAAACGGCTTTTATGTACTGAGCCCAAAGTGTGTGTTTAGTTACAAGCTGTGCTATCCAGGCGAGTATTCAGATGTTGCCGATCAATTTACTTTGAAATGGAACGATACTCGGGTAGGGATTGATTGGCCAACAAAAAATCCAATTTTACAAAAAAGGGACAAATAATGAAAATACCACATTATCTCAAGAAAGAGAGAGACATAACGCTAACAAAAGAAGATCTTATTCGCTTCGAGGAAGAGATTAAAGAAATTTACGAAGCAGGAACCATCAAGGCTCCGGTGCATTTATCGAAAGGCAATGAAGATGAATTAATTGAAATATTTCAATATGTTCGCCCAGGTGATTGGGTTTTTTCAAGTTGGCGAAATCACTACCATGCACTATTGCATGATGTACCATGGGACAACTTAAAAGATCAGATTGTGGAAGGTAAGAGCATGAGCGTCAACAGCGCAGATCACAATTTTTATTCTTCTTCTATTGTTGGCGGCGTTGTTCCAATCGCAATGGGCACCGCATTGGCGCTTCAACGACAGGACTTGGCAGGTGAAGTTCGCGTTTGGTGCTTTGTTGGGGATATGACATATGAAACTGGCGTGTTCCATGAAACATACAAGTATGCGAAAAATTTTAATTTGCCAATTCAATTTGTTGTTGAAGATAACAATATGAGCACAAACACGCCAACCGATGCTGCCTGGGGTGGAAAAAAGGATATCCCTGATGACGTAATATATTATTCTTATCTGAGGGGATTCCCACACCACGGCACCGGCAACTGGATATTATTTTAGGAGATACTATGGCACCCGAAAACGAAACACTTAAATATAAAGACGAACTAATAAAGTCAATGGAATGGTTAGCATCAAAGGAAAACACAGTTTTTCTGGGACAATCAGTTGCATTCTCTGGTAACGCGATTTTTAACACTTTGGCAACCGTACCGGAACACAAGAAGATCGAAACGCCGGTATTTGAGGATGTGCAAATGGGAATGTCAATTGGGATGGGCCTCAGAGGTCTCGTCCCGGTGACTTGCTATCCTCGGTTTGACTTCCTTTTACTGGCGGCAAACCAACTGGTTAACCATTTGGATAAAATAAATATCATGACAAAGGGAACAATGATGCCCCGCGTAATCGTGCGCACGTCGATTGGATCCACTGATCCTTTAAACGGTGGCGTACAGCATACGCAAGACTATACGACTGCGTTTAAGGACATGCTCCGCGACAATGTTGAGGTTGTACTATTGACAGAACCAGAAGAAATTATGCCGGCTTACGAAAAAGCTTATCTTCGCGAAGATGGAAAATCGACTTTAATCGTAGAGTATGGAGATTATTATAATCAGAAATAGGAGGCGAAAATGTTCAAGTGGCCATTAATAAACGACAACATCACAGAATCAGATAAAAAAGCACTTATAAAATTCCTTAAAACCCCGAATGTGAGATTCACTCAATCCAAATTTGTTCGCGAATTTGAGAAAAAGTGGTCTGAGTGGCTGGGAGTAAAGCACACAGTTTTTGTTAACTCTGGAGCTAGTGCCAATTACATTATGGCCTCTGTGCTTAAAGAGCAGCGCGGCTTAGGTGAAGTTATTGTCCCGCCCATCGGCTGGGTTTCTGACATCGCCCCTCTTGTCAACTTGGGCTTCACTCCGGTCTTTGTCGACGTTGATTTAACAAACATGGCAATTACTGCCGAAAACATTAGAGAGGCGATAACAAAGGACACTGTTGGAATTTTATTGGTCCATGCGCTTGGGTTCAACGCTCTCAGCGAGGAAATCATTAACACTGCGCGCACTAATAAAATTGCTTTACTTGAGGACTGTTGCGAATCTCACGGTGCCCGACACGAAGGTACTTTGGTCGGTAATGTTGGCTTGATGTCGAATTTTTCATTTTATTTTGGCCATCACATCACCACTGTCGAAGGTGGCGTTGTTTGCACGAACGACGATGAAGTGTATGATCTCATTAAGTTATATCGCTCGCACGGCATGACCCGAGAGGCATCACCTAAGATGCAAGCAGAATATAAGGTAAAATATCCGGACTTGAATCCGCTTTTCACTTTTGCTGTGCCGGGATATAACATGAGAAACAGTGAGTTTAATGCTGTTTTGGGCTTGGAGCAAATGAAGCGTTTGGATTACAACATTGAGGCTAGGAAAAACAATCTTGCCCTTTGGTTATCTTCCCTAGACCCAGAAAAATATTTTGTTGAATATGATCAGGTCGGGAATAGTAATTTTGCTTTGCCTCTTGTGTTAAACGCAAAAGATACTGAGCTTTTTGATAATGTGTGCGCACTGTTAGAACAGGAAGGCGTAGAGTATCGTGTTGGCACTGCAGGCGGCGGAAACCAAGCACGTCAGCCATATTTACAAAAATATAACTACAAGGTGGTTGGAGAGCTTGAAGCCACTGATCATATTCATGATTTTGGCCTTTACGTCGGAAATCATCCCGATCTGCTGTCGAAGCAGATCATTAACTTATGCGAGAAATTAAATGACTGTTAGTTTTAAAGATAAAGAAGTTTTAGTTACAGGCGGCTCAGGTATGATTGGCCGTCAGTTAGTCTCCTTGTTATTGGAGCAAGGTGCACAGGTTTATATTGTATCACTAGATCCGCCCAAGGACACGCCAAATGGTGTTGAACATCTGTATGCAGATCTAACCTCTTTTGGAAATTGTGTTGAATCCTGCCGCGGCATGGATTATGTTTTTAATCTTGCCGGGGTTAAGGGATCTCCAAAAATGTGCAAGGAGCAACCTGCAGATTTTATGGTGCCAATGCTACAGTTTAACACGAATATGATGGAAGCGGCTCGAAGGACTGGAGTTAAGTGGTATCTCTACACCAGTAGTGTTGGTGTGTATCACCCGGCCGAAGTCTTTCGCGAAGACGATGTATGGAAAACTTTTCCTTCTGAAAACGATAGGTTTGCAGGCTGGGCTAAGCGAATAGGCGAACTTCAAGCAGAAGCTTATAAGATTCAGTATGGTTGGGACTGCGTATCTATTGTGCGCCCCGCAAATGTTTACGGACCTTATGATAACTTTGACCCCGAGAATGCCATGGTGATCCCCTCGTTGATTCGCAAGGCGCACGAAAACGATGTTTTAGAAGTTTGGGGCGATGGCTCTGCAATTCGCGATTTCATCCACTCGCGCGATGTTGCTCGTGGAATGATGCACATGGTACAAAACAAAGTAAATGTTCCAGTTAACTTGGGTTCCGGCACGGGAATTAGCATTAAAACAATTGTTGATATTATCGTAGCGAAGTGTGGCAAAGATATCCAAGTTAAGTGGGATACAACAAAACCATCTGGAGATAAGTTGCGAATTTTGGACACTACCCGCGCAACCAGCAAGGGTTTCAATATTGAAACTTCCATCGAAAAAGGGATTGAGGAGACCATCTCTTGGTTTGAGGCAAACAAGGAAACTATTGATGAAAGATTCAACGCCTTTAAAAAATAATATATTAATTACAGGCGCCTCTAGCGGCTTGGGAAAATACCTGTCGCAAAACTTAGGGTGTGTCGCTCTAACAAGAGAGAATCGCACGCAGGTGCTTTTAGATTATCGCAATAATTGCTTTGATGCAATAGTACACTGCGCATTTAACTCAAAAAGACACATTGGAGACTGGTACCAGTATTTGCAGGATAATATTTTGTTAACAAAAGAGTTGACAGAAATACCACATAGAAAGTTTATATATTTTTCTTCAATTGATGTTTATCGACCCGAGTCTACCAATTATAAACTCACCAAACTCATGGCAGAGAGCGTTGTACAAGAGCACGCGACTAAGCCATTAATCTTGAGATGTTCAGCGATAGTGGGAAACTCTATGCGCCCGAATTCATTAACTAAACTATTGTTTGAAAAAAATACAAAATTGAGCTTGGCAGGGTCATCAAACTTTAATTATATCCTGCAAAGTGATATACTAAAGGTGCTTTCGAAAGTTTTATATGATGAGACGACGGGAGTTGTAGATTTTGTGTCATCCACCGAGGTATTTTTATCAGATATTGACCAAAAGTTTGACAGCGAGGCTAGTTTTGGGAATTATATTTACATGACCCCATCACGCCTGTCGAATTCAAGAATAGTGAATATTTTACCAGAGGTTAACAAAACGTCGGAAGAAGTTATAGAAGAATTTTATAGTGAGAATATAAATGAGTAAAAAAACAATATTGCTTTGCGGTGCCACTGGTTTTATTGGAAGAAATCTTTTGGAGTATTATTCCAAGCATAAAGAATATGATCTACATGCGACATATTTTAAAGGCGCCGGCCTTAAGTTGCGCGCTGAATATCCAAATGTTAGGTGGATATATGCAGATTTGAATGTGCCGCAGTATGTAGAATATGTAACGCGAGACGTTGATATCGTCTTGCAGTTTGCTGCAACTACCAGCGGCGCAAAGGATATCACAACAAAGCCCTACATTCACGTCACAGATAATGCGGTCATGAATTCTTTGCTCTTGCGCAGCGCATACGAAAATGGCGTAGAGCACTTTATATTTCCTAGTTGCACTGTTATGTACCAGCCATCTGATGATGCATTGAAAGAGAGTGACTTTAACAGCAATGATGAGTTACTATCAAAGTATTTTGGAGTCGGAAACACTAAAGTTTATATTGAAAAAATGTGCGAGTTTTACTCTAGATTGGGCAGAACCAAACACACGGTATTGAGGCACTCAAACATCTACGGCCCTCATGATAAATATGACTTGGAAAAGAGCCACGTGTTCGGGGCTACCGTCACCAAAGTGATGACAGCAGAGAATGAAGTTACAATGTGGGGAACTGGCGAAGAGAAGAGAGACCTTCTGCACGTTGACGATTTGATCGCGTTTATTGATGCAGCAATCAAGCAACAACAAACACCTTACGAGCTTTACAATGTTGGTTTGGGTGAGGCTGTGACAATTGACTCATTGGTTAAAAAGATCATCAAAGCGAGCGGGAAAGAGCTTGAGCTTAAAAAAGATCTCTCACAGCCAACAATAAAAACTAGCCTCTTTTTGGATTGCGAAAAGGCAAAACAAGATTTTGGTTGGGAGCCTAAGATTTCTTTAGACAAGGGAATCGATATGACCCTAGACTGGTACCGAGAGAACTTACTATGAAAAAGGCGTTTATAACAGGCATCACCGGCATGGTAGGTTCTCATCTGGCAGATTTTCTACTGGAGAACACCGACTGGAAGATCTACGGCTTTTGTCGATGGAATGACAATCTAGAGAACCTTGAGCATCTGTTCGAAACAATTAATAAAAAAGAACAACTGCAGCTGATCTACGGAGATCTTAACGATTTCGCCAGCATACAAGGCGCATTAAAAGACAGTGCACCAGATTATGTTTTTCACCTGGCTGCACAAAGCTATCCGCAAACTAGTTTTACGGCGCCGCTGGAGACCCTGGAAACAAATATACTCGGCACAGCAAAGCTCTTGGAGGCGCTCCGACAACAAGATCTTAAACCAGTCGTACATGTTTGCGCATCGTCTGAGGTATTTGGAAGAGTGCCAAAAGAATTCTTGCCAATTAATGAAGAAGTATCGTTCCATCCAGCATCTCCATATGCTATATCTAAAGTTGGCACGGATTTGGTTGGCCGTTATTATGCGGAAGCTTATGATATGACTATCATGACAACTCGCATGTTTACACACACTGGCCCACGCCGCGGCGACGTATTTGCAGAGTCAACTTTTGCGAAGCAAATTGCTATGATCGAGGCCGGCATGCTCCCACCAGCCATCAAAGTCGGCAACCTTGATTCGCTTCGAACGTGGTCAGATGTTAGAGATGCGGTGAGGGCGTATTATCTTTTGGTAACAAGGAATCCCATTGCCGGTGAATACTACAACATTGGCGGCACATACTCTTGCACTGTGGGTGATATGTTGGATCATCTCGTGGGTTTGTCGACAGTTAAAAACATTGAAATTGTAACCGACCCGGAAAGACTTCGACCAATAGATGCAGATCTGCAGGTGCCGGATACAACAAAGTTTAAAAAACATACAGGTTGGGAGCCAACAATACCATTCGAAAAGACAATGGCTGATCTTCTCGAATATTGGCGCCATCGCGTCTCAAAAGGAAGGAAATTTTTATCTAGGTAATGGAAAAGCGAATCTTAGTCATAGGCGAAAGCTGCAGGGATGTTTTTAATTACGGTCGCTGTGACCGGCTTTGTCCGGATGCACCAGTGCCAGTTTTTAATTCACTAAGGACTGTCGAAAGCCCCGGCATGGCGATGCACGTTATGAACAACGTACTCTCACTGGGTGTTGATGTCGATATTATCACAAATGCAGATTGGGAGAGTGTAAAGAAGTCTAGATTCATCGACGATAAGACGAATCAAATGCTTTTGCGCATCGATGAAAACGAAGAAAACGTCCGGCCGGTTGACATGGCAGAAGTCAGAAAAAGAGACTTCGGCGAATATGGTGCCGTAATCGTTTCAGATTACTGCAAAGGTTTCTTGAACGAGGAGAAAATTCAAGAGATTTCAAAACTGCACGACAATGTGTTTTTGGATACGAAGCGGCTTCTGGGCAACTGGGCGGATGATATCAAGTATATAAAAATTAATTATTTTGAACATGCGCGCACAAAGCACTTGATAAGCGCAGAAATGTACGAAAAATTGATTGTAACCCTCGGATCGGAAGGATGCATGCACAAAGGAGAAAAGTTTCCAGTTTCCCCAGTGGAAATGAAGGATTCTTCAGGCGCTGGTGACACTTTTATCGCAGCACTGACTGTTAACTTTTTGCGCAAGAATGACATCAATTCCGCAATTACCTTTGCAAACGAGTGTGCCACAGCAGTTGTACAAAAGAGAGGCGTCAGCATCATATGAGAACAGTATGGACAAATGGCTGTTTTGATGTGTTGCACCGCGGCCACATAGAGCTTTTTAAGTATGCTAGTTCCCTCGGAGATCGCTTGTTAGTCGGCCTAGATACAGATGAGAAAGTGAAAGCAGATAAAGGGTCAGATCGCCCCTTTAATAATCTAGAAGATAGAAAATTCGTGTTAGAATCAATAACTTACATCGATGAAGTGCTTGAATTTGATTCAAGAAATGCGCTAGAATCCTTAATAAAAAATCTCAAACCTGATATACTTGTTGTAGGTTCGGATTGGAAGGGGAAAGAAGTTGTCGGCGGTGAATATGCAGGGAAAGTTAATTTCTTTGACCGTATATCTGGATACTCGACAACGAACATATTGGAGAAAAAATGATTATATTCGTTGATATTGATGGCACTATTTGCAACAACACGCAGGGGAAATACGAGACGGCACAGCCGATCTTGGATAATGTGGCTACAATTAATCGCCTCTTTGACGAGGGGAATACCATTGTTTATTGGACCGCGAGAGGAAGTGTAACCAAGTTGGACTGGTATGATCTAACCGCCGCACAACTAAAAGAGTGGGGCGCGAAGCATCACGATCTGATATTGGGAAAGCCTCATTATGATTTATATATCGACGACAAGTCGATTAATGCTTTAGAATATTTTAAAAAAGAGGAGAAAAGCAATGAGCAGTAAAACAACCGCAAAAAAAACCGAAACCAAAGACATGACTTTATCGAGTCAAGCGTTAGGGGCCATTATGATGGCTTTGCAACGTTCTTTAATGAACCAGCAGGACATCGTGCCACTTCTGAGCGAGTTTAAATTTCGCCTATCTGAAAACGGGTTAATGGTGATGAACCCGCCCGTCCTACACGGCACATATGATGACGAGGGCGACGATGATCTTAACATTCCAGCCACGGACTAACACCATGCCCTTTTATACCTATTCTTGCCGCGAGTGTAATGCTCGCATTGAAGTTCGACACTCAATGAAAGAGAAGCTGTTGGATTGCGAGAAGTGTAATACAGAGGGATCCCTTGTTCGCTTGCCATCTCATTTTCTTACATTGAAGACAGACAGTTCTCCTGGGGACTCCAAAGGAAAGCCGGGCGAGTTAGTGAATTCGTTCATAGAGGAAGCCGCAGAGGATCTTAAGGGTCACAAGCGCGCCGTTCAAAACAAGGATTATAAGAAAGAATGTTAGAGATAGTAGTTATTATATCGTTGATATCAAATGCGCTCTTGTTAGCATATGTGTTCTTCCTGTTAAGAAAAATGTTTTTTATTGCAGAGAATACAGATGACCTTCTAGAGTCTGTTGATCAGCTTAGCGAACACACGGAACAAGTATACAATTCGGATATGTTTTTCGGCGACGAAACTTTAATGCACTTGATGAACCACACACGCCAATTTCAAACGGAGTTGCGATCATACAAGTCAATATATTCAGATTCAATTGTTCTTGAAGAAGACGAACTAGAAGAAGAGTTTGAAATGGAGGAAGAGTAGAGGTTTGCCAAGAAAACGTTCAAAAAAGAATCATTATTTTACAAAGGTCCATCAGGACGCAATTGTACAATATGCAGCAACAAAAGATGTTAAGATTCGAACACGGTTGTATATTGATTACATAGGGCCCGTTTTTGACGAGATGGTCGATAAGATCATTTACACTTACAAGTTTAATACTTTGCCAAACATTGACAGCCTAAAGGAAGAGTGTAAGATATGGCTTACCACGATCCTAGACAAATTTGATCCGGATAGAGGCTCAAAAGCTTTTTCATATTTCAGTATTATAACCAAGAACTGGTTCATTCACAAGGTTAAGAAGAATGCACAACAAACTCGCCGGGAGGTTCATTATGAGGATCTCAAAAAGGATATTGAGCACGAGCAGATGGTTGCGCACAATGATTACTTTGACAAAAGAGCGGATAAAGAATTTTGGCTGCACCTCTACAAGGAAATTGAACAATGGGAAAAAGTCAACTTAAAAGATAACGAGAAGAAGGTCTTAAGCGCAATTAAAATTTTATTTGAAAACTCCAACAACATAGAAATTTTTAATAAAAAAGCTATTTACCTATACATAAGAGAAATTACAGGCCTCAACACAAAGCAGGTTGTTAACAACTTGAATAAGATGAGAGTTAAGTATAGGGAATTTAAGCGCAAATGGGACAACGAGATAATGTAGAGGATATCGAATCTTTCTTAAGTGAAGCGATTCGCAATATAAGAGATGATCGAGCAATCACCAACAATCTGTTGGTTGATTTGATGTCTGAAATAAAAAACACATCAACTTCAGAAGCACATAAAAATCTAGGCATAATTGCGGCAAAGTACGTAGAAACGCTGCAACGCTCAAACGAGCAACTGGTCAAAGTTTCAGCACTTCTGCAAAAGAAGAACAAGGCGTCGGAAAATCTTTCAGAGGCTGACAAGTCGGAGCTTTTTGACATTATACAGGAGACGTCGTAAGTGGCCGATAAAAAAAAGGAAATAAAGAAAACTGCAACCACAACAACAAAAGAACAAGCCACTGGAGACATGGGGCAATACCCACGCCCAGCCGGCTCCTTAAATGCTGGTATTCTTAAAAAAGACCCCTTTCGTAGAAAGTATAGCGAGAATGGTGACGCAGCCCAAATGTGGACTGAAGCTGCGAGGAACTTTAATAAACAAGGTAACTTGGACACTGCCGGTCCTTTTTTGGCGGAAGTTTTAAAGATTCAAAAAACAAAACAAGACACAGACAGCGCCCAAGGTTCGGTCGGTGCAATTGTCGAACAAACAAATCCGACCAGTGATAGCAACGCAGCGGTAAAATTGGTACAAATACGAGCCAGAATTCCAGAGTTGGAATTCCTTCCGGCGCCCAAGAATCCACTAAGTCCCGATGCATCTGATGAGGAACTTATTGAAATGCACCCAGTCTTTACAGCAATAAATTCATCATTGCCAGAGCCAAAAGTGGGCGATCTAGTTTGGGTCGACTACCAAGTTAACAATGAGAGAACAACAGGAGTATACGTCAGTCCTGTTTCGGATTGGGTTGGATCAATGATTCAGAGCGCGGTAAAAGGCGCCGGCGTTTTTCCTTGTGTTGGTGCTCCACTTGGTGGCACTCCGGCTACACCCGACCGCGGCGGAAAAGATTATAGAAAGGACGGCTTAGCATTTTCGGGTAAATCATTTGCTCTGCCAAACGCTGGTCTTCCACCACTGCCCAGGCGCGGCCCACTTCCTTCGTTGGTTGGCAAGCGCATGCGCCCAAAGGGCAAGTCGCACTTCACTTATGATCGCGCACAGTGGGGACAAACTCCAGAAAAATTAGCGAAAACAGCCGCTTGGGCTGGCCTAAGCTGGGTGGCGCTGCGTCTTCCCGCAAACGGCGCCGTTATCAGCGGCACAAAAGGAGCCAAGGGGAAAAAGAGACTTGCAAAAATGGTTGCAACTGCCGAAGCGCTGCGCAAGGTTGGCATTGTACCCTTTTTGTGGTCTGGAACGGGCTATGGTGCCTTAAAAGCCCCAGAGCAATATACAGCAATTTCAATAAAATATGCAAAAGCTATGGGTTGTGCAGGTATTATAACCGATCCTGAAAAGACGTTTTATAGAGTCGCACAGGGGAAAACTTGGTCCGAAAAGTCGACTGAAAAGCTATCTTGGGGCCATATAAGAAAATTTGCTGACCACTTTACAAAAGAGGTCCATAATGCGGGCTTTTCGGTTGGTTTCACTAGTTTTTCTAAGATTGTCCCCTATGGCCGGCACAAGTGGAGCTTTAATACAAAAAAAGCAAAACCATCAAGTAGTCAGGATCCCGGCGGCTGGTACAATTTATTTGCACTAGCCGGGAAAAGAGCAGGGATGAATGTTAAGATTTTTGCAATTCCGCAGGTGTATACTGCCCGCGGCAAAACTAATAAAGATTTCAATTTCCACAAAACACAAATAAAAGGCCACCGCGATGCTGGTTTTTCGCCAGTATATGTTGGCATGGGCGCCTACGGAAAGGGATTTAACCGATGGAAAGGTGGGGATGTAAGACCGCACGGTCCTAAGCCACCTTCTAGGATGATAGAAGAAATACTCTATATGGATTACACTGATGGTGCTGTTATCTGGTGGGATTGGAACAATGCAGATCACCATTTTGATGAATGGGGCAAGGACACTCGCTGGGATGTTATTCGCAACGCGGGAACCACAAAAGGAAACGAACTTAACATTGCTGAAGTGAAAACAAAAGAAGTGGCAGCTGGTCAAGATACTAGTAAAGTTACAAAGAAGGACCCACCAAAACCAAAAAAGACTGGTGACAGCTCCAACACCAAAGAGCATCCGGCCGGCACTGAAAAGCCAAGCGCCAAGACAAAACAAACGGCAGCCAAGACTCCACCGGCCGTAGCGCAACTTGTAGATACCTATGTTGAGGCTCGTGCAAACCGAAATAAGGCCATTGAGCAAGCGGAAACATTATGGGCGACAATGGAAAAGTTTAAAGAAATAAATACAAAAAATCATGGCCCTTATCAGCAGTGGCCACAAAACTTTAAAGACCAAGATAAAACCCAGAAGGAAGCATACAAGCTTAAAATCGACGAAAAAAACAAATACATTGCCACCATGGAGGATATTAAAGCCAAAGTGAACAAGATGGCAAAAGAAAAAGGCGCCAAGCCTGATCCAAAAAAACCACAATCAGTCGAAGCTGCTAGCGGAGAGCAAACAAAAGACCCCAGTGTGTATGCTGCGGCCATCGTCATGAACTTGATTAAAGATGACGAGCTAGATAAAGAATTGAAGGAAAAGGATGAACGCTGGAAAGAACTGCAGCATATCTGTAGGTCGGATCGGCCGGCATCAGCCAATGACCCTTGCACCCCAGCAATATCTAAAGAACAGCAAGCGTTGAAAGAATATATACAAGAGCGACAAAAAGAGAAGCAAAAGCTGGCGACCGAGAATGAAAAGTGGAAAACAAAACTCAAAGAATCATCTCATGGCCCCGACACAACACAGCCAATGTCCGAGACAGCTGCAGCTGCCGGCGCCGGCGCAGTTAACTGCGGACAACTTGGAGGCGGCGATGGTACCGCGGCCGCAGGCGGCGGATCTGCCGGCAACGTTATTAAAAAGAGCAACTACAAAGTGGAGGAGTTCGAACCAACGGTGAAGCTGCCCTTTGTTAAATCTGCTCGTCGCGCCCCAATCGGCTGGGGACCTGCCCGAGTGAAAAAAGGCGAATTTGAAGAGAGAACGTGGGATATGAAAAAGAATCCAATTAAAACGCTTTTTGTAATTCACACCACGGCCGGCGGCTATCCCGGCCCTACTCCTGGCGCCAATAAAAAAAGAATACACAAAGCTAAATTGACACCAAACGTTCAATTTTGGATGTCGCGCAACGGAACAACGTATCAATCTCTCAATTCAGTTATGTGGAGAAGTTCTCATGCTACTTGGTGCAACTCCATTGCAATAGGAATTGAGGTGCAACTGCCATGGGCTTTGGGGAAATATAAAACCTCGCTTAAAAAATCAGCTTTGCTTTGCGCAGGGAATAATATGATCTGCATGGGCCCCGGCTTGCCAAAACACCCTTACATCTTAAACACAGAAGCCCGCTGCGCACAATATAAACACTATGTTTGCCCTTCAATAACTCAGTGTGAAAATGTCTATAGGTTGATTAAATACTTATCGAAGTCACCGCCAGAGGAGGGGCTTAAGATTCCAATGAAGTTTCCTTCACACCCAGCCGGCTCAAATAGTTTTAAGTGGGGACATTATCCTAATACCGGCGGCACCACAGGATACTGGAGAAAGGGAGGTGTTAATGGAAAAGCAGCATCACAACAGGGGATAACCTCGCACGGCCGTTGGCCCACACACGCTGATGGAACATTTATAGAACATTACGTTATTTGTCGCACCAAGGGTATGGCTCAAAAAACAGCTTTCTACGCTTCAATCTGGGCTCAATATATCGCAGGTGGTGACGGCAACAAAGGCCGCGGCAGAACCAAATTTCAACATTCTCCCGTTCCAGCCGCATGGATGGCAAAAGAAGCCTTGAAGAAATGGCCGCATCTAGCGAAGTGTTCTCTAAAGTCGCATTTGACAAGCCGAAAAACTTTTAAAAATGGCAAGCTGGATGAAAACGGCATGCCAACACCAAAGGGCGACGAAAAGCCAAAGGAACCCGGCAAGGAAGCCAGCAAGAAGGACAAGAAAGAGGAAAAGCCAGAGAACCCGAACGACAAAAAGAAGAAGAAGAAGGCAAAATCAGGCAAAGATAAACAATGAGCGACGAGAGAGATTATAACGAGAGACAACAGGCAGAGGGCGCCAAAAAAGCACTAGAAGATAGTGGGGTTCGCTTTACAAAAAAAGCAGTCGATGTTGAGGGTGTTGATCCCGAAACTAGGCGCCGCCTTGAGGGTTTAGACCCCCTATCCAAGACGCACATGGAAGGCGTCGCCGGCGCAGCGCGCATTGAAGGCATTGTTAACTTCATTGATCTGCCAAATGAAAAGAGGCTCTCTTCGGCGAACGATACGCATGTTATCATGGGAAGGGACCGACCTTCGCACCGAGCTAGCGGCTACGGTGGGTTGGGCGATACTGGCGCCTCTGCTCTTGACCTTGTTGTTGGGTTGGGGTCTGCCGAATTAACCAGCAATATGACTGAGCCAGCTTGGGTCGACCGAAATTTTGACGCTGATGCTGCTCGCATATACATAAGTCAGAAGACAGATGTCGACAATAATTTTTTTCTAGCGACAGGGAGTGTTGGAAACGCAGTTGCAAAATCAGCAGTTGCTGTTAAGGCCGACAATGTGAGAATAATCGCAAGAGAAGGCATTAAGTTAATAACGAGAACAGATGAAAAGAACTCACAGGGTGGCCCTGTAACCAGTTGTGTTGGAATTGACTTAATTGCAGGAAACGATGATCAAGATTTACAGCCGCTAGTGAAAGGGAAGTCTCTGGCTAAAACACTGAAAGCGCTGGCAGATACAGTCTCCGCCTTGTCCGGTGTAGTGTTTGGATTGGTAACTTATCAGAATCAAATAAACAAGTATGTCCAGTCGCACACTCATGTTGGGAATAAGGGTGCACCCACGAGTCCGTCGACGGATCTGTTGACCGGCATACCAAAGCCGTACTCTGATCTTGTTAGGAAAACCCAAATGGACTGTACAAAACTAAAAGAAAAGGTGGGAAATTTTAAATTAAACCACTGTGAGAATACTGGTGCAGATTGGTTCAACAGCCAATGGAACAACACGAATTAAAGGTTTATCATGAGCGAATTTAAGTCCGAATATACATTACCAGAACCAACCAAGGAAGAAAAAGAAAAATACGGCGTGGTTAAGCAATCCTTCGCGATTGACTCCGGCGGGATAGGCAATATAGTGGTCGAAGGTTTTTCTCCGAAGCAAATCAAAGCTTATGTTAGGTATTTGAGCAAGTGGGACCCAACCGGCAGCCCTCCAACTTTTCAGGCCGCGCGCGCCAACGAGAAACGTGTCTGGTTAGATGATTCGAAGGCAAAGCACAAAAACCCGTATATCGATGCCAACGCCGAAAAGGAAGCTGCGATGGACGAGCAGGAGGACATTGCGGATCTGGAGGCACAAAAGAAACAAGCAGAAATGGAACAAGCGCTGTATACGGCCGGCGGCAACGCCGATGCAATAGCCACAGGAAAAAAGAGTGCAAAGAGTGCAAACGCCAAAAAAGAGGCTAAAAGTAAAAAAGAAGCCGCAGCAAAAGAACAGGCAGCGAAAAAAGCAGCTGCTCAATGGCCATTAAAATATAAGAAAAAAGGCCAATTGGTTAAAAAATGGCAAACGTTCCTTAATGAGAGTCCCGATGGTACCGCCATAGCAGCTACCCTAAAAGTCAAGAATAACCCCGTCAGAAGAGGTCGCATGTCCGTCGATGGTGTGTTCGGCAAGCAGGCCCGGTTTGTCACAAAAGTTTTCTTTCAGGGGCAACAAAGTACTCAAGTTCGCGATGCAAAAGGAGAACTTTTCTCTCTAGCTGCTCTGAAAAAAGCAAAAAGCAGCGTTACCAAGGCTGAGTTTGAAAAGTTTACCGAGGGTGCATTTTATCACAAAGAGTTGCCGGGAATTTTTGAAAAGGAATGGTGGCTTACTAAAGAAGGAAAGCCGATACTCGATCCTTCTACTGGTTTGGCTTATATCAGCATTAAGACAAAACATACATCATTGCCCGCCGAGGAAACTAGTTTTAAGCTCTTGGTGATGGGCGAAAGAGCCAAAGCGATGGAAGCGCTCGCAGACTTTTATTATAAAAAGATGCCGCAAATTGCAGATCCCGAAGAAGACATCGATATTGATATCATGGGGAAACCTACGAAAAAAGCTGGAATGATCAACGACCCCGGAAAGTCCGCTAAACTTAATTATGAAGATTGGGAAATAGACGTCAAGAAAGAGGGTGCGCCTTTATATCTCTTGTTTTCTTATCCAATCGAAGACCTACAGCAGTGGGAGTTTAGAGAACCGAATGCGCATATGGGCTACAACGACGCGGATGGTGACATTAAGTATTACACTTGTTCGTTTGAGACCATAAAGTTTGTCACAGAGCTTCAAGACTTGGCAGCAAAAATTAAAGAAGTTAATTCTCGCTTCGAAGCTGCAGGTCTTCAGGCATTTTATAACGTCCCTGGTGATTTCGGATACATGCAAAACCCGTATCCGCTTAAACAAATACCTAATCATATAAAGAAATTCTACAATCTCATTGGAAGCTTCTTAGTCCAAAATGATGTCGCCCTTCCAAGCGCCAGTGAAGTAGAGGCATATAAGCAATCCGTTGAAGATGGAGAGGTAGAGAAAGACCCCTCGGCAGCCAGCCAAAAGGAAAAGCTCTTAAAAAAGGAAGCAGAGTCTGGTACAAAACATGCGGCAGGTGCCGAGGAACCCAGTGTGTTTATGCAGGAGTTGTTTGCAGAGCGTAAAGCTTGGGCACTGAAACAATCCAAAGAAAAAGATGAAAAATCTGCCAAAACCCAAGCTGCGCCACCCACGGACAACCTGGATGCAGCCGCTAAAAAGAAGCCAACTTATATATATGCAGACAACGGAATACTAGAATTTGTCTTTGAGGTTAAGCCACCAACTGATTTAAGTTTATCAAAGAATGCAATCATTCAATCTGCATCGTGGACCCTTAGATCTGTATACTTTAATGGCAGAGTCTTGACAACAGGCCTTAATGTACTTCAGAAAGATCCGACTTTAAAGAGGACGGAAGTTTTATCTTCTATTCATTATCACGAGCAGTGGATTCGTCCGGAAAAATTAACACCAGAGAAACTCCCAGAAACCATCAGGCAGAGCTTTACTGAGACTGGCCCACCGGCACCAGGAGAGCTTGTGCAGCAGCCAAGGCAATTAGCCGGCGAAGATGGTCTGTGGATTGATTATTTGCTGAATTTTTTAGCGCCGGTACCAATAATAAAACCTGCACTAAAAAAGCCTCGCGAGCCAAGAGAGAAATTTTCCGGCGAATTTCTGAACAACAAATATGTTAAGACAGCAACGGATTTAGCTTTTGAGAAGGAGTTGATCGATCCGAAATATAGGGCTGACGTGATGGCAATGCGCCGGAATCAGCGCGAATATATCGGTGATACGGCCACATCGGCCTTTATAGAAGGTTGTAGCGAGATATCAGAAGTTGAGGAAGCCTATTCTTTGATTTTCAATAAGATTGATTTCACCACTTTGCGCAGCTATCTTGCTATGATAGAAAAGTACAAAATGGACATTCGCGAACAGAACATGAGTGAATTCCAACTCTGTCTAGAGGCTTCAGAGATTAGCAAAATCAAATCAGGTGTGTTGGCTAGTTTGCACCTACCTGTAGGGCGCATGGAGAAAATTCTATCCAGCCTTGATTATAGATCTAACAAATTTGATAATGCATTTTATGAGGATCTTTGCACGCGAAATTTAACAGAATTGATACCTCCTGCAATTTGGAAGGAAGTGTTTATAAACCTAAACACCTATGGCGTTGCAACCCTTTTAGGCGCCTCTCTTCAGGCGTTGGTACCCGAAAAAGCTCTTCTTGAGGAATTTTGGGGCCCCCTGATTAAAAAACGTGGCATATATTGGAACACAAACCCCGCGAAATCGAACATTTCCGAAGGGGGAGAGATCATTGAAAATGCTGCCGGCCAAGGAACACTAGAGAGGATTCTTCTAAACGAAGCCAAATTAAATTTTCAACAGGAAACCGCCTTTGCAAACGCCGGCATAGAAACATCAGGCAACAAAGAAATATATCAAGTAAAATACTATGACAAGATACTGCACTGGTTAACTCCGTATATTAAATATTGGCCGCAAGATATTACAATTTCAATTATCGCTAAATGTATTTACGAGGAGGCCAATCGAGGAATTAAACCCTTTAAAGTGACCGCCAGTGCAAAGAATGGAAAGAAGCCTGAGAACTACAAGGTCGACATGAACAGTTGGTGGAATTCACCCGTCTTGCCAAAAGATGAACGAGGTTCGGACAAATGGACACTTAAGGCCGCATATAAGGTGGCTGTTGGTCATTTGGGCCACATGGCATATGCGCGCTGGGCCAAGCTCAAGAAAGAAGGGATCTATAAAGTTGCAGATTTCACAAAAGCAGTTCCATTTTTGCAGGCCGATGCGATTACAAGTGTGATGGTGAACTTGTTTTTGGGCAACGACGCATTGAATCCAATCTACGGTGCCCTTGACGATGACATAAAGACGGAAATGAAAAAAACTGACAACGGCCTGATTCGTTTCTTCCATCGCCCAGCCTCTGCTGCAGCTTTGGGTGCTTCCAAAACAACAATCTTTCCAGCCTGCGAGGTACCAGAGCTGAAAAAGACAGAAGGTCCGGTCTTCGCTTCTATTGATGGCGATGCCGTGCACGGCGCTTTTGCAAGGGAACTTTTCACAGACCCAGAAAATCTTAAGACGACTTTGAATTTTGAGAGTGTTGACCCTGACAGCAACAAGGGGACCATTGATGATTTTTGGTGGATGACTGGCAAGCGCTCCGGGTCTTTCTGGGATTATATACTAAATTCAGATCAGCCTATCGATGGCGCACGAAAGGGCTTGGGTATGACCCCGAAAGATTTCATGAAGATGTTCTTTAACATCGGAGTTGAATTGGGAGAAAACAACAAAAATAAAGAGATTCCCAGAGAAATGTTTTATGATGCCGAACTGACAAGAACCGCGGTAGATTCCGCATTGTCAGTCAAAGAATGGAAAGCGCTGGTCAAAAAGGAGCTTTTAAACCACTTTGACACGATTCAGAGCAATACTGCCGGCGCCGATGGGAAGACTAAGAAACTTACAAAAAAACAAAAACGCAAATTAGCAGCAGAGATGAGAAAAGAGATGACTGAGGAAGTCAACAAAAACTCAGCCGAATTGAGTTTCGGAGCGACGTATTTCCCGAGTGATAAAAAATCAAAGACAGCTGATTCCGGCGGTGCCCTTTGGGGATTCCCGGGCATATTAAACAGTCACAGTACAAATATAGTCAACTTAATGCAACACATTCAAATGAATTGTAGCACACACCTGTGGAACAATAAAAGAATGGACTGGACAGAGCTTTTTTCGACTCATAGCGAACTCATGGTGTCTTTGGAGTCGTGGTATTTTAATCTTTCGAAACAGGCGAAAGACCCACTAGATGTTGCAGTGACCACTGCAAAATCGGAAATCAATGAATTAGACATTGTGTTGAAGAAGTACACGGGCAAGCATCTTATAGATTACGTTGTTGCGGCTTGGAATGCCACACAAGCGTTTGAATCTCCCGAGGGGCTATTGGCCGAATTCGACGACGGCGCCGTCAAAGAGCGCGCCAACCAGTCAAATATAAGCAAGATGATAGAAAAAAGCAAACTGGCAGGTTACGACAGCTTCCTGACTCGACAATGGTTTGAGGAAGTGTGGAAGCTATTCAGAACAAACGATAAATTTGACCAACTTCTGGATGAGAATTTGCCATGGGATAAGATATTTCGAGTAGGTGGAGATAAGAATGGTATACACACTCGAAACAAATTACTCAGATATATAAATGGCACAGTAGTCGACAAAGACGACTTAATCAGGAAAATAACCGCTAATTTTGACGAGCCCGGCGTCAACTCCGATGCGGATTTCTATGATCAAATTGACTTTGGCCGTCTTGTGGATGCTTATAAGTGCGATGATGTATTCGCCGCCTTGTTAAAGAAAAACACACCGAAGGTTAAAAAACCAAAAGTTCCACTTAAGTTGATCAAACCACCCAAAATGCCCAGAACTATTGATCCGGCAGTCACTGACATGATAGAATCAGTGCTTGAAACAGTTATGTCGGTTGGAATCATGCTAGCAAAAAAATCTATAATGAATGCAGTAGGGCAGGTCTGCGAACAAATTTCGGAAGCGCTAAATAAACTGCTGAACAACCTAGCGTGCAGTTTGCAAAAAGCTCAGCGCGTAAAAAATGAAGCGATTGAAGCAATGCAAACTGAGATAGATAAACCTTCGAAATACAATGAGCCGCCACCACCGGCATCGGATGATGCCGATGCTGAAGCCGCGGCGAGCGCTGGCGAAGAGCCAAGCTTTGCTGACAAGGCTCTATTAGCTGGAAAAAAGAAGACAAGTGCCTTAGCCAAAGGTGTTCAAGATACACAACTCAGAGCCGTACAAGCTGTCACTGCAGAATCTCTCGGGTTTTTGGACTTAGCAGACATCTGCAAGGTGTTAACCGGAGAAACCCCGCCAGCAGCTGAAGCTGCGATAGCAACCGCTATTGAAAATAATAAAGAATCACTTCCACTCGGTTTTCATGCCGGCAACGTAATGGACATTTACATAAGCATTGGTGAGGTTGTTGATGATACTCCGCTGGAAGAATCGGACGAGCCTGGCCCTGTAGAAGATTTGTGCGCCATTATTAATGAGCAGTTGGAAGAGATCCTGGCAGATCGTTTTCCACCTAACACTCTAGAGGGGGTTTCTGAAAGACAGCGCGAAAAGAAAATGAATCGTCTTAAGAAGCTGCTGATGGCTGGCGCCGGAAATCTGATGAAGAAAGAGGAATACGACACTGCGATGAAAGAGGCTGTCGAGGATGCTAAGGACTCCAACGAAGCTATCAACGAAGCAATAAACGACATGATTGATGTATTTTACGACCCTGTGAGCATGCGGTTTGATGAGGAGGTGCTAAGTCTCAAAAGAAGCTTCTTGCAGGCACAAACCACAATTTCATTTGTCCCAGCGTCGGAACCGAAGCCACCCGGCGAGCCACAGATCGAGCCGGTGTCGGCAATTGAATTAATTTCTCAAGAGCTTAAAAATATCGAAGAAAACATACACATACGCTCCGACGATCAGGGTCAAACATTTATTGCTATTCGCTTGCCAATGTCGCCGACAGTGCTACCTTCTGGTGCAATAGTGCCAAGCGCCTTATCATATTGGTTTGTTATTAAATCTTTAAAAACAGGCGGCTACCAGTTTCTTATTGAGGCTCCTGATGGAAGGGTGGTTTCAAACAACATAAGAGAAGCCGCCCAGAATCCAGAAGAGTTTCTCTCTGCCGCGCTGGGCTTAAACCTTCTTGGTACCATGGTCGCGAATCCTTCATTGGCTGCCGATTCTGTCGATTCGAGCCTCGCTGGTATTGTTTCTGATTATATTGCAAACACAGTGCAGGCCAACACAAAGCATTATTTTGGCGGTCTAATGAAGTCTTTCCTGGCTTCATATGCTGAGATTATTGCTAATTCGAGCTTGTTTGTGACTGAGGGGGAAAGTGATCTTACGGCCAATCCGCCGGTATATCCGATCTATAAGAATCTTGAAAATTTGCAACTTCTGCCAGATCCTACGGATCCAACCGCTACTTCTATTTTTGATACAGATTCTGTGAAAGTGAATATAAGAGAAAGAAGAGACGACTTGCAGCCAACCCAGGGCCCCGACCGCGCAATGAGCCTTGCCCTTTTAGAATCAACTGTTGCTAGTGAGATAAAATTAACAGTTGCAGAGTCCGCATTCATGGGTTTGTTTGTTTTTTCGGAGATCTCTCCGGACGTAGCACTCAATGAACCACACATGATTGACATAATGAAAGATAATTTAAGGCGCCGCCTGGGGAACGACTACGCAGATTTTGTGCAATACGCCGCTCGCCTCGTGCGCGCACGAATCGCAACAGCTGATTATGCTGTGCTCACCGATGCAGACATAGAAGATCCACTAGCTTTTCTATTTCGCGAACAAGTTGAAATAATGTCTCCAGGTTTAACCGACTTATTCTCAGAAGAGGATGAAGATGAAACAACTGCCGAGTCGTTTGAGCCGGGAGTTAAGGGCTATATTGAGGATCTTTTAGAAATTTTACCAATACGCAATGTTCCCGCATCCTATTTGCCTGATGCGGAAGGGGAAGGAAATAAGAGCCCAGAGTGTACTTTGACAGCGGAAATGGTGAGTGAAACGGGCGGTCTTATATTAGAGACATATATTCGAGCATACCCAAGAGCACACAACGGCAATACGCCACTTTGGGAAGTGAACGATGAAATGAAAAAATCAGTCTTAGACGCAAAAGCCGCTTTTGTTAATGGTCGATTCGGCAAACAGGACGCTAATATTGACTTGGATGAGCTTGGTAATAAAAATGTACTCCAGGGCGCCGTAAACCCAGTAGCCTTTCAGGAGTACTTGACCGAATTGGCTGCCCGTACGTTTGAGACCCCCGCTGCACAACCGTACGTGTCTGTTGATTATGTTGCTTCACAGTGGGAGGTTTTCAATGATTTGAATTCCGTATCGCTCGTCGCCGGCGAGGCTCGGTATTTCTGTATAAACGAACTCGGTGTTACTAGTGGGACAGAATTCGACTCATGGGATTCGCCGGCCGAGGGCGCCTGGATTACAAACACCGCCACACTTGCAGAGGATTATCCTCCAAATATCACGGATTGGAAAAAGGATCTTCTCAACGGGATAGAGGAATTTAAAAACAGTGGGCAATCTGCAGAATTTGGAAAATTTTACAAAACAAAAGGTGGGGTGACAAGTCTTCTTAACGCTCTGGAAACAGACCCGGGTGCGCAGCAATCTTCCTGGGGGCTGGGCGGACCCGAATATGCATATTATACCAATTGGATTCCCGTCAACAAATTGCCGGCAAAAATTAAAAAGAAATTAAACGCATCGGGAGCTAAGGCAGCATACGCACGCAAGGCATGGCTTTTTAAAAGATCAGAAAAAACTTCTGTGGACAACAACATGGGGGCGGTCCCGGTGACTGCTCTGTTTAGTGCGTCACCAACAGAATCGACAGGTCACCCATGGAATTATGGCATGCGTTTGTCTTATGTCTTCCCTGCTTCTGCTCCCGATGGCAGTGAAAGCTCCATAGAAGCCCTTCTTAACTCCACAAGCCAGGTACCTGATTTTGGCGGGGATAACATTATCGAGAGTTTGATTAAAGAAAAGGCACTTGTCTATCGATGCAAAGCAAAGGACAAAGACGGAATTTTAAAACATCGCAAACTTTACTCAATGCCGTTGTTTGATTATGAGCTACCAGCTGAAGGGCCAATGGGCACGCTAGCTATGACCAGTTCTACAATCGGCAATTTTGAACACGGGCCCGTTGCCCACTATCTGGAAAATGTTGCAAAATCCGACCTTATGGCGGGCCTTTCTGCTCAGCCCGCGCTGAAATACTTTATTGAAGGAAACATGAAACCAATCCCTTCTTATCTGACTATATACACTATGATCATGACCGCCATAAAATTAGGTCTTAAGCCGACAAACGTATTTTCAGCTACATCTCAGCAGATATCGGTCGCTAGAGAGGCCATTCTCAACTATGAAGAAAATCATTGGCGTCCCCCTTCGATTACTGCAAATGGTGGTGTCGTTGGGCGAAATCGCATGGCATTAATTAAAGACTCAATCGAGAAGAGGAAAGAATAGAAAATGATAGGTATTTCACCAAAGCTCCCATTGTCAATGTCTCCAGACGGTGGTCACACTTTAAATCAGAATCACGCTGATGCAGCTGCTCAAAATTTTAAAAATTTGGTGCTGACCGCACCCGGTGAGCGAGTGATGGATCCGTCGTTTGGGGTTGGTCTCCGAAATTATTTGTTTGAGAATTACACGCCACTATTGAGGGATGAGATAATTCAAAAAATCATGGCCCAGGTCGACGCATACATGCCCTTCATTGAAATCCAGAGGGTTGAGATTGCTAACAATGAAGACACGAGAGCCCATACTGCAACTGCGATTTCTTTAAGAATAGTAATAAGTTATCGCATAATTCCACTTAATATTGTAAATGTCCTTGCTGTGAGTGCTTAAATATTAAGAATTAGCTAATTATTCTATAAGGAAACACAATTGTATGACAAAGAAAATTAAAAACGTCCCAATTCGATATACGAGTCGCGACTTTGAATCCATAAAGTCAGATTTAGTTGAGCACGCTCGTCGTTACTATCCAAACTCTTTTAAAGACTTTAATGAAGCTTCTTTTGGTTCGCTCATGTTGGATACGGTTGCGTATGTTGGGGATATACTTTCTTTTTACCTCGACTACCAAGCGAACGAATCTTTCTTAGAAACAGCCACGGAGTACAACAATGTTCTTAAGCTGGCTAAGCAGACGGGATATAAACACAACCCATCGCCGTCATCTTTTGGAACAGCAACATTTTACATCGTGGCGCCAACAGGTGTCACAGGCCAAAGCCCAGATACAGATTACTTACCAACGCTCCGTAGGGGTTCTGCATTTAGCACGACTTCCGGAAATCGTTTTTTGTTAACAGAGGATGTAGATTTTTCAAATAGTAACAATGAGATTGTCGTCGCCGCGCAGGACTCGTCCGGGGTGCCGACATATTATGCGGTGCGTGCCTACGGACAAGTCATGTCTGGTGAGATTCTCACAACACAGCCTACCGTTGGCGCCTTCGAGCGCTTCCTCAAGGTACCACTTCCAGGTAACAATGTTGCCGAGGTGATCAGTGTCTTTGATAGCGAGGGGCATGAATACTTTGAAGTTGAGTACTTATCGCAGAATACCGTTTATCAGCCGGTCTTAAACAGAAAAAAGACCACATCGCTAGAGCCGCGGTCTCTATTAAAAGCCACAACTGTTCCTCGTCGATTCGTTGTCGAACGGAATGGGCCCGAAACGTTCTTGCAGTTTGGCTACGGGTCAGAAACAGAAATAGAGTCAGAATCAATTGAAAATCCTCAAACTGTGATAATGAAGAAGCATGGAAAAAGCTATACTCCGGAAGTTAGTTTAGATCCATCTAAGTTGGTACAGTCAGACAAGTTTGGCATATCGCCAGCCAACACAACACTCACAATCACAATGAGAACAAACACAAGAAACAATGTTAATGCTAGCGCCGGCTCGCTGGTCGAAGTTGTTTCACCAATCTTCTTATTTCCAGATGATGCAACAAATGGACAAAAAACTGCCGATGTCATAGACAGCCTGGAGGTCATGAACGCAGAGCCAATTGTCGGCGATGTTTCTTTCCCGACTTTGGATGAGCTTAAACACCGTGTTGCCGGCACATTCTCGACACAAAACCGCGCAGTGACAAGCCAGGATTATAAGATGCTGGCATATGCCCTGCCGGCACAATTTGGGGCGATAAAAAGATGCGCCATCGTGCAAGATCATGACGCTCTTCGTAGAAATTTAAATATGTATATTACCTCTGAGGATTCATTTGGGAATCTAACATCTGCACACACTACAATAAAAAGCAATTTGGCAACCTGGTTAAATGGCTACAGAATGATTAATGACTCTATCGATATACTCGATGCTAAAATTGTTAACTTAGGTATCGAATTCACGGCCATGGCCGATGTTGGTTACACAAAACAACACGTGTTATCCCAAATCATGCTTGTGTTAGATGAACATTTTGCAAAAAAAGCAGAAATTGGAGAAGCTTTCTCTATAACTGAGATTTACAGAATAATAAACGGTGTTGAAGGGGTCACAGACACAACTTTTGTCAATGTCAATAATAAAACCGGCGGCAGTTATTCAGATGTTGCTTATGATATCAGAGAGCAAACGTCTCCTGATGGCAGGTATATTTATGCGTCCGAAGATATTATTTTTGAGATTTTAAATCCTCTGGAAGATATTAAAGGGGTGATTAAGTAATGGCCATTAAGAGATATACCGCAACCGCAGACACAACAATCACCAATGCATATAAGGCTGATATGATCACTCGCGGCACAGACGGGAACATGGGTGCTTCTGATACAATGGAAGTGTTTTCTATCTATGCGCAGGCAGCGTCAGGTTCTGCGGAAGCTGCACGTTCCCTGGTTCAATTCTCGACAACAGATATCGCCTCGGATCGCGCCAGCGATTATATTCCGGCTAGCGGCAGCGTTAGTTTTTACTTGCGTCTCTTTAACGCAGAACATGCACAAACAACGCCAACAAATTTCACCATGACAGTCACCGCTGTGTCTCGCTCGTGGAGAGAGGGCCTAGGCTTGGATATGGAGGGATATACCGATTTAGACAATGCCAACTGGGTAACTGCTAGCAGCGGCGCCGCAGGGCCTGTCCTGTGGACCGCCGAGGGTGGAGATTACTGGGTCGACTCATCTTCATCGTTTGATGTTGACTTTGAAACCGGCGTGGAAGATCTTGAGGTTGACGTAACTCACCTGGTCGAGCAGTGGTTGGCCGGCACGAAGAATAATTATGGGTTTGGAGTTAAATTATCCGGCAGCCACGAAACAGAGACAAGATCTTATTACACAAAACGTTTCTTCGCGAGAGGCAGTGAATATTTCTTTAAACGCCCCACACTTGAAGCGCGCTGGGATAGCTCGGAAAAGGACAACCGCGGCAATTTCTTTGTCAGTAGTTCATTAGCCACGCCGGCCGATAACCTAAACACACTTTATCTTTACAATAACATTAACGGGCAGTTAAAAAACATTCCCAGCATAGGCACAGGAAACATATATGTTAAATTATATACCTCTGGTGCAAATGGCGAAGTGCTTACTCCGACCGGCGCCGGAGCCTTGGTTGTTTGTGAAAACGCAGTGACAGGCGGGTTCGTCTCAACTGGAGTATATTCGGCTTCATTTGCACTTAGTACGACCGCTAGCGTTGTTTATGATCGTTGGTATAGTGGTTCGAACACTGGCGGCGGCGGTGGTGGTGGCACCATTGAAGGGGTCTTGCACACAAGCTCGTTCGTTGTCGACAACAAAGGAATAGGCGACACTCGCCCCCATTCCGATTACGTCTCTAGTATAACAAATTTAAAGTCGGCTTATTCACGCCAAGAGAGTGCAAGATTCCGAATATTCACGCGAAAAAAACAATGGAATCCAACTATTTACACTAAGTCTTCCACTGAAATACCGGTTGATATTGTGGATGATGCGTTTTTTAAAATTTTTAGAATTGTTGATGATAAGGAGATTATCGGCTATGGAACGGGAAGTTTAAATCACACTCGCCTTTCTTATGATGTCTCTGGAAGCTATTTTGACTTAGATATGTCAATGTTAGAAGCGGGATACGCGTATGGTATTAAGTTGCTGTACAGCATTAATAGCAAATATTGGGAACAGTCTGAAGAATTTAAGTTTAGGGTAGAGTAAAACCAATGACCATTAAAAAACTTTTCGAATCTGGCAAATTTCAAAAACTTGGCAATTTCGAAGCTAGCGAAGATGTTGAATCTACAAAGCACGTTGAAGCAGAATTACGCGATGCAAACCGATTTATACCTCAGATTGACTTCTCAAAACCGGAAAATTTCGCAAAGTTTGGATCGGCCGAACAGTATTATGAAGATTCAATCAAGAGAATTTACCAAACATATCCATATGATGGCTCGCTTTATGAAAAAGCAGCGTGGCACAATAGCTCTTCTTTTCTAGACAACCATATCTTCGATAACGAATATCCGCGCACAAACGGGTATGCACTTTTTTCACCAACTGGATGGGGAACAATTGTCGGCTCTCAGGTTAACAATTTCGGCCTATCCGACTCACCCGAATATATCCAGTTTCAAGGGGGCCCACACACTTCAACTCGAAATCAATACAAGGACATTAAAGACACGTCTGGTACCTGGAAGAGCGGATATGCAAATATTTATGACGCTGATAAAAATCGCACAAATAATTTGGCCATGGATTTTAACGAGGGTGTTACAATTGAGTTCTGGTTAAAGAAAGCCGCCGCATTGAGTACCGGCGAATCATTCCTAGAGACAATTTTTGACGTTTGGAATGGTGATGACACGGCCGGCGCCTATGGTCGAATGAATATGGTGCACCTGTCTGCCGCTCCGGGCTTCATGGGTGTATACCTCTCTTCGGGGTCTGTATATAACGTATGCCTTTCCCCTTCAGGTTTTATATCATTGGATGACCAATGGCATCACCTGGCTGTGAGCTTTAAAAACGACGGCTCTAATTTAGTTTCAAAATTTTACAAAGACGGCGTGTATGTTGGCCAATCCGCAGACACAACAACAAATGAAATCACTGGGTCCTTGGTCGCTAATATCGGCGCCGCTCGACGACCCTCTCTTACTCGCGCCGAAACAGCGGGCTTGGGATCTTCCGCAAAAATTGACGGATACGGCAAACTTTCTGGATCTATTGATGAATTTCGCTTTTGGAAGACAGAACGCACGGCAAAAGAGATCGGCCGACACTGGTTTACACAAATCGGCGCCGGAACAAACACTGATGATGCAAATACAAAACTAGGCGTTTATTATAAATTTAACGAGGGTGTTACCGGTGATAGCACAATTGACAGTTCGGTCTTGGACTACTCTGGTCGTATATCTAACGGAACGTGGACTGGGTATTCCACGTCTTCTAGAAGTACGAATTCTGCTATAGTGGAAGCCACAGCTTCTCTTTCAGAGTTTAAAGATCCAATCCTTTATGCGTCCCATCCGGACGTAAATTCTTATCTCACCTCTTCGATGGCTCGCGGAAAAATCCACGATCACTCAAACGCCGGCTCTTTATATCATAGCCTTCCAGCTTGGATACTAGAGGGCGAAGAAAACAACGGTGGTGGAAAAGGTGAGTTGATTAGATTGACGCAAACAATGGCCAGCTATTTGGATACGTTACACGTGCAGATCGGCGCTTTACCTTCAATAAAAAACACATCTTATATTTCAGCTTCTCAAAAACCGCTGCCGTTTTCTAAACAGCTCTTAAGCTCGATGGGGTTCATTACCGAAGATATTTTCACTGAAGCTACCACTTTGGAAGAGATTCGATCAAGGTCGGAGATAGAAAACTATAAAGAAAAACTGAGTGATGTTAAGAACTTAATATACAAGAACATTTACAATAATCTAACGTATATCTTCAAGACTAAGGGTACTGAAAACTCAATGCGAAACTTCATTCGCTGTTTTGGAATCGATGATGAGTTAATAAAAATCAATCTTTATGCAGATAATGCAACTTATAAGTTGGAGGACACATATAATCAAACTGTTACAAGGCGAACATATGTAGATCTCGCTCATGTGGACCGATGGAATGGGTCGGTTTATCAATACACCTCCAGCTTGGATCCGTATTCCATATCGTATATCTCAGGTGCACTAGAAGAGCAGTCAGACTCTGGTTTGGCCCACACTTACGAAGCTGAAATATATTTCCCAAAAGCACGTGCACTGCAATCAACCGGTTCTAGATCGAATTTTCCAACGCTTTCTTCTTCGCTCTTCGGAATGCACACACCAAAACAAACTTCCGACCAGCATGATTTAACGTGGCACTCGACAGACTCCGCAAACTTTCAAGTGTATGCGGTGCGGAGCATACCGGCCGGATCACACGCTGCCAATGCGACCGCCGCAGATGCCAAATTTATTTTAACTAGCTCCAACGGCATCCTTCCTTCGTTGACCAGTAGTGTTTTCTACGATGTGTACAACAACAAGAAGTGGAACTTTGCCATAAAGCTGTATCCAACGAGGCACCCATGGGCAGATGAAGTGCCCTTTACTTCTGGTTCTGGCGCAACATACACTGTCGAATTTCAGGGCTTAACGACAAAACTAGACACAATTGAAGAGGAATTTGCAGTCTCTGGAACAATCACACACGCCCAAGCTGTAACGTTCCTTAAAACACACAAACGAATGTATGTCGGCGCCCACAAGACTAATTTTACTGGATCGACGCTGACCCAGTGTGACGTTCGGATTGGTAGCGCACGTGCCTGGCTTTCTAAGTTAGAAGACGATGAGCTTCGTGCACACTCGAAAGATCCTGCAAATATTGGCGTGCGTCATCCGTATCAAAATACATATTTCTATGAGAACGATCAAATCACCACAAACGTGCCAAAGATTGAAACACTTGCTTTAAATTGGGATTTTGAAGTGGTTACAGGCTCTAATACCTCGGGTCAGTTTTATGTTCCAGATGTCTCATCCGGATCCTCTGCGATGACTAGTCGCTATGGCTGGCTTAGCGAGGTAACAAAAAGGCATCACACCGGCCGCGGCGACGGATTCCTGGCAAACAAAAAGAACTCTGTCAGTCGCGACTTTATATACACTGCAAAGCAGCTCTTGCCGGAAGTTATGAACTCTAGTGAATTGGTCAGCATCACAACTGACCGTGACACAATATTCACAAAAGACACTCGCCCAGTTAAATATTTCTTTTCAATTGAGAAGAGCATGTACCAGTCGATATCAGAAGAGATGATAAATTTCTTTGCCACAATCGTTGATTTTAACAATCTAATTGGTGAGCCGGTCTATCGATATCGCCAAGACTACAAAGAAATGGCTAAATTGCGCCAATTGTTCTATGAGTCGGTCGAAAACACGCCGGATTTAGAAAAGTATATTGAATATTACAAGTGGTTTGATAATGCATTGGGAACAATGTTGCTGCAACTATTCCCCGCTAGCGCCACCCACTCAGGCGAGCTTCGAACGATGATCGAGAGTCATGTGCTTGAGCGCAACAAATATCAGAATAAGTTTCCAACAATGGAGATGAAAAAAGATGACCCCGAAACAAGCCTGTTCGGCATTAATGAGTTGCTCTATAACTGGCGCGACGGTCACGCTCCTTTGTCCGGTTTAACTAAAGGTGAACAAGATCGAAATTGTCTCTGGTGGAAAGAACGCTCCGAGCGAAACGACGGCGACAAGCTCTCTTCAGGCAATGCCGTGTTGGATGGCAACAAGGCAAGGGTGCTAGAATCTTACACAACAACGACGGTTTCGGGTTCAACATACGCGCTGCGAAGATTCTCAAAACCACATCGCTTTCGAGTTGAAAAGACACGCCAGATCCACGGCGGCACGAACTTTGATAATAAAAAGAACCCACTGTTCTTTAAAGAGAACATTCAAATTAAGGGCCTTCCTAATCCCACCGCGCTCGCTAACCGGCATTCGGTTTGGATATCTAATCAAACGTTTCAGTCTGCCTCGTGCTATGATGACCGTGCACCAGCAGATTCTCAACGCGGCCCCCTTCGTGCGGATTTTGAAAAAGATAGGAAATTTTTAAACAACTGGGTTGCCATATTTCCGCCCTTAGACCCGCATGCTGAAAATACAACTTACGATTGGGACACGGATCGATTTGTGCCATTTAACATTGTGAGTTCCTCCGCAGCGGCCGCCTCTCTCAACGCCTTTACAATAGGTCAGGGCGAATCAATGAGGTTCGTAAACGTGCATCATGACGCATACGGCTCAAAATATGAAACACCAGCGCAGGGTCCCTTCACAAATCAGCATGTTGGCGGAAATCAGCATCGCCATGCACCCTTGAATATATCTTCTTCTCGGCACGGCCTGGATGATATCGAAACACGCCCAGAGGCGTGGGCGACCGCGGATGATGCCACGTACTACGTTTTACACCATCCGGGCCCGCATCTACCAATGGCGCGACACACGCGCGATGGGCTAGCAAAACGACCATTAAATATAAGTAACATCAGACAGACCAGTTCAATATCGGGCAGCGATACGATGGTTACAGTTTTAGGAAATTACAGTCACAATTACGAAATTGTACAAACTAGCGGCCGAAGAGAAAATAACCGCTTCTTTGTTAAGAGCGATGGAATCACAGGTAGTTCACATACTTCAACAACCATTCAAGGTGCTTATGACTTCACTTTGCCAGATCGCTCATCGACATCAACAAAATCAATTATTGTTAATCGATTCTCCGCACCCGGTGGTGCAGAAGTTATGTCTCGTGGTTACTTGGATGTTGAAGCTGAAGAGTACGCAGTGCACAATGCACTCCCATGGAGAAATCAAACAGTCAGACAGCACTTGCAGTCTCTGCTCCAAGCACACACTTCACAGTTTGGTTATCATAGCGAGTGGCACGAACCAAGTGCCTCTTTTCACAAAGTCAACCGTAACACACTGCAGCGATTAGGTTATAGCGGACCTGCCTCAATTGTATACGCAGGCGGTGGTCACGCAAACAAAGGGCCAGCAGTGCATGGGACAGCCAGCACTGACAATTGGTACGTCCAGCATGCAATACCAAGAACAGATCTGCAATACGCATGGATTACCGCAAGTCTCATAGAGGGCTATTCCGGAAGCGCCCAATACCAATATTCACAACCAGATCACAGTAACGCCAGCTTGGCCTCTACCGACATCACGTTTTTAAGCGCTAGTGATCGCGGTGCCTATCTGTTTATCGCCGGCGGCGAAAACGGACAACATGTCGCCGGCCCCGATAAAAAGGCCTCAGACTCGACTGAATATCCCGTCCTGCCCCTAGACTTTGTTGGGTTGAATACGATCATATCGGAAATAATGACATCCAGTCAAAATTTCTTAGGGTACCCAAATGTAGATAACGGTCAGATTTCTCATCAGGATTTTTATAATAGATATAGGCCAAAATATGATGGCACTATGTACGCCTGGTCCAACACTCATACAGATTGGCAATCGAACATTCTTCCTTTTATTATCCAACATCGCCAAGGCCCATACGGATGGCCATCGTGGAAGCAGGTAAGAACAGGCAATCATCCAGTTGTGAGATATCAAAAGAATAATAACATACTTTCTATTCAGGATCCTCCAACTATAAAGACTGTAACTTTCACAGACGAGAATGACGTGAGCAAAAAGCTTAAAGTGGTCGGCATGCGCGGAGACACAATATCACAATACACCGAGCCTGTTGTCACAATTAATGACGGCGGCATGCTTAAACATGTGCTTGACGTCGAAGAAGACGGCCAAGTTCAAACTCTTGTTGCAGAATACTCATATGCCAATAATCTCGGCTACTTTACATCAGAAGAGTTAAATCAGCGCTTGAACCTCAAGAAAGAGCGCGCAGAAGCGTACAGCATGTTGTTGAATCTATATAACACCACGGCACCATTACCAAAAGACAATCCAGTCAAAGCATTCAGGTACTTAACTTACACTGAGACAGTTTGGCCAAAAGAGAGCAAAGCAACACTGCAAACAATCAGAGGTCGAGACAGTTATGCATGCGACTTCTGGAAACCAACACGCGATGAGCGAAACGAATCTCTGGCGACAAACATACTTGGTTTCTCGACGCTTAATCAGAGTATTTGGCCATTTGATGCATCCTCGCGCGATGGTCTACCTGGCAGTGGTTACCTGCAAAGCCTGCCCCTTTTTGGCACAGGATCAGAAGGGGTGTTGATGAATCAATACGTATTTTTCCACTCAGGGTCGCTCAAGGACATGTTGCGCCCCGGCCCAGCATATGTCAGACCGTATTCAATGAAACATGGTGCTTCTAATCCTAAGTATACTTTTATGAATGGCACTGCACCATATACCGGCACCGGCTCAATGTTTATGTCTGGTGCAGGCTCTCGACCATTTTATGATTCGTATGATGAATATATTACAGACTTGCGCGCCCACGGGAAAAATTTCTCCCTTGTTCCAGAGTTTAGAATCAGCGAATTGATGGATACATATATTGATGAAAAGAATGGCAACTTCCAAGCAACCGTCACTGATTGGCTAACATTAACAGGGTCGTCAATTTCCGACAGTTCTGATAACGATTTTTATAAAACATACAGCCATTCAGACTTTATGCGAAACTTTGAGGTGA